AGATCGAGTAATTTATCCATCATTGGATCCTATGATATTTGAAGTAAAGACCCCTTCAACTGATATTAAAGGTAGAGTAGTAACATTCTAAATGGAAAATATTAATTTAAATAAAGAAGTTTATAATAAGGATCAATATGAAAAAATTATTGATACCTCTTTTACCCAATTAAATATACCTGAACCCCAAGAAGACCAACCTCTTCGTACTAATGAAGAAATACAGGGATTACTTAATGAAGTAGACACTTTAAGAAACCAATTAAGCTCCTCATTCAACCCAGAGACATTACCATAAGATGGCATTAATAACTAACATAGAACCTATAGATCCTACAACTTTTGAATTTCAAGAGTATAGTAATAGTGATGTTAACTTGATTAATGTTGAATCGATTGAATCATCATTTACCCAAAATGACGATTATATTGAATACCATGTATATGATTTATCTAATCAATTAATATTTTCTGAGGTTGAATTTAATGCATTTAGAAACTTTAGATTACTAGATAACAATTTAGTATTAGATCCACTACAAGATATTCAAAATTTAGCATTAGATGGAACTTATAATGCTATTTATAACTTTTTAAATCCATTATTAGGATCTAACTCTAATACAAGATATTACATATCTGAGATTTCTTCTGATAGAACAGAAATTAGATTAGATACTACTCAAATCTCATTAACTGAAGCTAACCAAGGTAGAACTGTTGAAGGAACTGGGGTTGCTACTGGTGGTGCTATTAATGAAGTAACAGATTTTATATCAAGGTTTAATTTACAACCTAGATCATCTACTTTATATCCTGACTTTTACCTTAACTTTGGGGAAAATCAATTAGCCTTAGCAGTTAATATTCAATTAGACGAAAGTGATCCTGTTAATCCTACAATATTAATTAAACTATACGAACCACTCCCACCCCAGTTTGATCTAAAAACTGAGTTGTGGGTTGTAGAAAAAATAGCAGAACCTGTAGCTTTCCAAGTAGAAAATACAGAAACATTTGATTTAACAGATTTAAATACTCCTATAGCAGGTCCTAACATTAATTTACCTGTTAAAGATCAACTTAATAACTCCACAGAAGCAAAATCATTAAATGATTTACAAACTAGTTATACTGCTAGTGTAACAAATCAATTATTAAGTTCAATTTCCCAAAGTGGTGTTACTATTAATGTAGATTATACTGAATATGAAAATTTTGTATTCTTTTCTTCTGCTCAAACACGCTTAGATAATTTTAAAACTAAATTAGGAGATTTAGAATTATTAGAGGCATCTGCCTCTTTAGTATCAGCTTCTTCTGTAAATCCTACGTCCTCACTATTAGTTTCAGAACAAGTTTACAGAAACCAAATTACAGATATTATAACTAATTTTGATGGGTATGAATATTTTTTATATTTTACCTCTGGTTCTAAAGCTTGGCCCAAATCAAACACTCAACCTCCATTTTCTAATGTAACAGTAGCTTCGACAGAAGGTACTAACTTTTATGATACCCAATCAATTTCAGCTTCTTTATATGATGGAGAAAATGATAACGAATTAAAACAAGCTATCCCTGAATATATTAGAGAGGATTCTCAAAATTTAGGATTTGATAAGTTTGTAGATATGGTTGGTCAACATTTTGACTCTATTAAACTTTATCAAGATGCTGTTACAGAAAAATATAATACAAACCCAAGTTTAACCTCAGGTTTATCTAAGGATTTAGTTGGAGATGCTATTAAAGACTTTGGATTAAAACTTTATCAAAGCTCATTTACCAACCAAGAATTATTTTCATATGTTTTAGGAGTAGGTACCTCGGGTTCTATTTTACCTCCTACAGGAAGTGAAGTAATTACAAACTATATTTCAGCATCTAACGATAATATTCCTGTAGAGGATGTTATTAAAGGAAATTATAAGAAAATTTACCATGCATTACCTTCACTTTTAAAAAGAAAAGGTACTTTAAGGGGATTAAGAGAACTTATTAACACATTTGGTGTTCCTGATACTGTTTTACGTATTAGTGAGTTTGGAGGTAAAGATAAAATTGCAATTGATGATTACGATTATTCAGAAAACAAATTTAATTTTGCATTACAACCTACATCAGATGGTTCTATAAAGCATATTTTTAGGTCTATAAATAATGACTATCCTTCATCAAATATCACCCCCCAATCTTGGGTTTTAAGAATTAATCCCGGAAAACTTCCTACTTCCTCTATTCCATATTCTCAATCAATTGCTATTAATAGGGATATTTTTGGTTCTCCTGTAGCTACGGGTTCATTTGCTTTAGTTTTAGAATATGCTGGTTCTGGGTATGCTACATCTTCAATTCCTTCATCATCCATAAGCTCAAGTTACCAATTTGCGGATTTAAAACTTATTGTTTCTGGATCTGGTTCAGTACTTGAACCGGTTTCTGCTTCAGTATCTTTACCTTTTTATGATGGGGGATGGTGGAGTATAATGGTTAGGCATGAAAATACCCCCGAACTATTAGAAGACACAACATATTCTTTATTTGCTAAAAACGATATTCCTACTGAGAATGGGACTAAGATAGGATTTCAGGCATCATCTTCAGTAATAGGTAGAAGTTGGCAACATGCTTCAGCTTTTATAGATTATCCTTCAAATGCTACTAGTAGAGTAATTGCTGGTAAAACTTATACAAATTCCCAAACTTTACAATATCAAGAAATTAGATGGTATGCTTTACCTTTATCAGAATCATCATTCAATAATTTTGTAACGAATCCTTATTCAATAGAAGGTAATACACTAGAAGGAGATCAATCTTCTCAAAATATTCTTACTTTTAGGGCACCTTTGGGTACAATGTTAGACTATGATACCCCCAGTGGTTCTAGTAATTATTTTCTTCCATCTACTCACCCAGCAGCTACTAAATTTGTACCTATATCTTCTTGGGAAGGAGGTGTAAATTATGAGAATAACTATGAATATGTTAATCCTAATAATATAACTACAGTTCAAAACACAGAACGCATTTATTTGGATTCACCCGGGGTTGGTATTAAAAGTAGAAATAGTGATAAAATTAGAGCAATAAACTTAGTTGCCCCCACGGGATCTGCTTTATCTCAGTATATTACAATTGAACAATCCTCACCTATATCGGAATCATATACCCCCGATGTAGATTACTTAGAGGTAGGATTTTCACCTTCTAACGAGCTTAACGATGATATGATAGCTCAATTAGGAAACTTCAATATTGGGGATTTTATTGGAGATCCAAGACAAGCATCTTCCTCAAACACATTCTACCCAGACTTTAATAGATTAAAAGATCAATATTTTGAAAAGTACCAAAATGGTAGTTTATTTACTTCATCAGTAGATGTTTCTTATAATGTATATGATTTTATAAGGTTAGCTAAATTCTTTGATAATTCCTTATTTAAAATGATTAAAGATTTTGTTCCTGCAAGAACATCTTTATCAACAGGAGTTATAGTTAAACCTCACATTTTAGAGAGAACAAAGTATCCTCAACCTCAAGCTACATTTGAAGAACTTTTATACACAGGTTCAGTTAAATCATTCCCATTAGGATACGAGACAGGATCTTTACTTATCCCATCTGGGGGAGATGGAGGATTTTTAAATCTTACACCTAACGATTTTACACAATCCTTTACTTACAGTATAACAACACCATCAGGATCATTAATTGTAACTCAATCAGATAAGAGAGAATTTATAACAGGAGAATATTCGGGTTCACAACTCACAGTGGAAGATGGAGAATTGAATCCTGATAATCCATTTAAAAAAGTTTCAAATACCCCTGTAAATTATTTAGTAGTATTTACATCGGGTTCAGAAGATGGAGTAACTGAAGGTACAGCGTCTGTTAATTATAGAATGGATACTGATTTTACTAACAAATATGTATTTAATAGTATTACTTTTAATAATATAGATGCAAATGGGGTTGATCAACAACAAGCTATAAGAAATCTCACAAAAAATGATACAATTGATTTTAACCTTCCATCAGATTTCGCCGAATCTAATGTTAGAGGAATTGTAACATCAACTTTAAGAGCTACAGACACATCATCAAGAGCTGAATTTGATAGAACTTTTAATCCTGCAGTAGGATTTTCCGTAGGGTTAGTTACATTCCCCCTTGAAAACCAAGACTTTAGATTTAATCCTTACCTCCCGGGTGTTAAATTTGATTATAATGATAATAATGCTTTATTAGGAAACGCTACTCAAGATAGAGAAAGTAGTATTTATTTTGATGTTGATTATTCAACCTCACAATTATCAGCAGTAAACCTACAATTAATTTTATCAGGTTCAGCTACAAGAGCACAAACACCTGATTCAAACTATAGTTTAGCAAGAAGTATTAGACCTAGATATGAGGGTAGTAAAAATACAGACCCAGTCCCACTCCAAATAGTAACAGAAGTCGCCCCAGGTGCTTTTATTTCTAGTTCTGGTCCCTATGATAGACAACTAATACAATCAACTTCTTCATTAGCACCTATAAACAATTATGTTTCAGCTATTGTAGAGTACGAAGATATATCAATTTCAGGTTCTGATAATAAACTCCAAAATGAAAGAGTACCCAACAATATTATTTTTATAGACTCTTTAAACCCAGGCGAAACATCAGAAAAAACAAAATCAGAGGCTGTTTTAGAGCTAGAAAATCAAATTGAAGATCTCCAAAATCAATTAGCTGAGTTTACTGCACCTGTTGAAAAAATAGATAGAGCAATTACTAGAATACGTAATTCGGCATTTGATAAAGAATTTGCAGAGTGGTTTACAAAACAAAGAAACTTCCCAACCTCTAATGATATTTTAGAAGAGGTTTTTGGACTTAGAAATAATGTTAGAGGAAACTATCAATTTGCCCCCCAAGGTAAACCATATCCGAGATCTTTTGAAGGGTTTGCTGCTTGGATCGCCGAGAATTCTTTTATTTTAGGGGATTATGTTAAAATTTTAGAAAAAGAAAAAAGAGAATTATTAGTTAATAGAGGACGTGTAAATGAAAAACTTATTAGTTTAGAAAATCGTCTTGAAATAATATTAGCTCAAAATTTCTTTAATACAAATATTTCTGGGTTTAGCACATTAGCTAAAGGATCACCTTCATTCTTCCCAACTATTCAACAAATATTCAAAAAAGGTGATTCTGTAAATCTTTTATCATATGAGGCTTCCTCAATAATAGCGAGTGGTTCAATTCCATTAGTAACTAGAACTGTAGCAGGTTTTAGTTCTTCAATTGAAACTATAGTATTTGAAGATAAAAGACCTTTCCCACCAGCATTATTTCCAACAGGAAAAGGAGCAATATTTTCAACATTTTCTTCTCCTGTTATTAATCGTAATATAATTGATATTACAAAACAAATAGGAAATAATGGAGATAGTGTTATTGTAGGAAATCAAATAACACAACTCCGAGGAAGAGGTGATTAAAAATAAAAACAACACATATTTATTAACAAACATTAATATAAAATGAGATATTTAAATAATTCTATAGTTACTGTAGACGCTATCTTAACTAAAAAAGGTAGAGAATTATTAGCTAAAAATGATGGTTCATTTAGAATCACACAATTTGCATTAGCAGATGATGAAATCGATTATACACTCTACAATCCTACACACCCTTCAGGAAGTGCTTTCTTCGGGGAAGCAATTGAAAACATGCCTTTATTAGAGGCCTTTCCCAATGAAACCCAAATTATGAAATACAAGCTTACTACTCTCCCCAGAGGAACATCTCGTTTGCCTATTTTGGATCTTGGATTATCTTCTGTAGTAATTAGACAAGGAGCTAGTTTAGCAATTACACCTGAAACCTTAAACTATTTAGGTGGTAACCAATCCGAATCTTCAGGATATACATTTACAATTTCTGATGTAAGACTATTTGGCAATTTTGAAGGGGTTGGAATTGATACTGCTGAAGCTAATAATGCTAATTCTGCTACAACTTTAGGAACTAACGTATCCAGAACTGTAGTAGGTACTACATTGAATTTAAGAGCAACAACTATAAATACTCTATTTGGTGTAAGAGATGATTTAAGTGCCACATTAGTAGTAACAGGAAGAGATTCAGGTGCAAGAATAACAGTACCTGTAACTGTAAATAAAATATCTTAATTATGTCATTTAAAAGATTAGAAACAGACGATTTTGTAATTTCAGCTGATGCTATTACAGGGGTATGTTGGGATAAAGGAGTTACTACTCTAACTAACTTTTTTACCTCATCTATCCAAAAAGCATCAACATCCGGGGATTATTATTTAAATGTAACAGATGGACCTCCATCTTCTTTATCTGAATCAATTCAATTCGCTATTGCTTATGGGCAAAAAGATGGGAGTGGTTCAATCCCATTTAATTCAGATTTAACAGGTAAATCCCCAACAAAAACCATTTATGGTCAATATAGAACCATGATCAATGAGGATGAAAATACTGATTTTGCCTTTGGGGATTTTGTTTCAACTGAATTTTATGCTCTATCAATAGATAGATCCCGCTTCAAAGAATCATTACTCCCAGGCTCTTTAAATTTACATATATCAGGTGCTTTATGTCCGATCCATTTAACTGATAATTCTAAAGATGTAGCTTCTTCAACTTTCATAGGTTCAAATAGAGTTTTTCAATTAGTTTCGGGATCAAATGGTAGCGCATTTACAGATAGTAATATTTTTACAAATGGGTTCTCAAAACAATCTGGGTCTTACGGATGGTTTTTACCTGATACAGGATTAATATTATTAAATGCTACAGCATTATCTGCTTCAGCAGCAGGTGGGGGATGTGGTTTACCCGTTACTAGAGAAGTAAATAGTAATGCAACAAATAACGAAGTATTATTTAATGCTATATCAGCATCCGCTAATTTTCAACTTAACTCCCAAGAAACTATCACATCAGATTTTGTATTTGTGCGTCCTCGTAGTTCAGAATTTAATTACTCAGGAAACCCCTCATATATTTCAGGCTCAACCGGAGAAGTAGTTTATAATGATTTTATAGATAATCCCCAAACATTTATTACTACAGTAGGGTTATATAATGATACAAACGATTTATTAGCTGTAGCTAAATTATCTAAACCATTAATTAAAGACTTTACTAAAGAATCCTTAATTCGCGTTAAGCTAGACTTTTAAAATGAATGAGCGCATTCAAACAATTTTTAGCACAGGACGTATTAGTATCTCCATTTGAGGTAAATAAAGGATTTTCCTTTACAAGTGAATCATTTTTAGATTCTGATGTTGGTATTGTAGTATTAGATGGAGTTTCCGGGAGTTTTTTAACCAACCAGGATACTACTAGTATAGGTGATTATCAAGAATTTAAAACACTTGTATTTAATTCTATAAAACATCTATATTATTCAAATTATAGTGTTTCTTCATCAGGTGATCCAATTTCACTACCAACAGACATAAGAGGATCTCAACCAGAAGGGGATAGAATCCAAGGAGGTAGACCTTATCCAAACTTTGATAATTACCTACAATCTACATTACATTTTAATAGATATACCCCCTCTATTTCTTCATCAGTATTATCCATTCCTTCTAAATTATATGGGGACCAAATACAACCTCATTCATTTAAATTAACAGATGGTACTACTACTTTTACAGATGATGGGGAAGGAAATATATTAAATAATAATGCTATTGTAGGAAATATATTTTACCCTCATGGCATAGCCGTAGTAACCTCAGGCTCAACAAACATAGATTTTGTAACTGGGTCTGTTACTTGTTCATTCTCATCCTCTAGGACTATCTATGAAACCCAATATAAATGTACTTTAAGAGAAAATGAATTTAATTTTACTCAAAATCCTTCAATAGTAGAAGGATCCTTATCTGGATCCCTACGAGGGTTTGCAACTGCATCATACTTTGAACCCTACATAACCACAATAGGGTTATATGATGAAGCCCAAAATCTATTAGCAGTAGGTAAATTAGCAATCCCATACCCATCCCCCAGATCAACAGATACAACTTTTATAATTAATTTAGATAGATAAATGTGGCAGTATAAACAACAAGTTATAGAATCAGTGGAAGATGTTCCTAAAGATGTTTTTGGTTTTATTTATAGAGTAGTACATGAACCCACAGGACAAATTTACATAGGTAAAAAAGTACTTTATTTTAACCTAAAACGTAAACTCACTAAAAAAGATTTAGAGATTTACGAGGGTGTTCAGGGTAGAAAACCTAAATTTAAAGTAATACAAAAAGAATCAGATTGGAAAACTTATTATGGTTCTAATACCCAAATCAAACAATGGGTTAAAGAAGGAAAACAAGAAGAATTAAAAAGAGAAATTTTAGCTTGGGGATTGGATAAAAAGCACTTAACTTACCTCGAAACAAAGTACTTGTTTATGTACGAGGTATTAGAAAAAGAAGAATTCCTTAATGATAACATATTAGGGAAGTTCTTCAAAAAAGATTTTGATGACAAACCAACTGCTACTCTCATTAACCAATAAAGTTTTAGGAGAAGGCAAACCCACAGCAAGAAATAATTACGCGTATAGCTGTCCATTTTGCAATCACCATAAACCAAAACTAGAGGTTAACTTAACAGAAAATAAACAGGGGTTCCATCCTTGGCATTGTTGGGCATGTGATAAAAAGGGCAAAACAGTCCTATCACTCTTTAATCAATCTAAGACCCACCCAGATTTTATTTTAGAATTAAAAACTATAGTAAAATACGATTCGGGTAATACCACAGAAAAGAAACGAGAACAATTAAAGTTACCTGATGATTTTGTTTCTTTAAAATCTGTTACTAAAAGCGATATTATTGGCAGACACGCGCTTGCATATTTAAAAAAGAGAAATGTCACTATAGACGATATTATACGCCATAACATTGGTTATTGCACTAAAGGACGGTATAAAAACATGGTAGTTATACCATCCTATAATGAAGATGGATCTTTAAATTTTTTCGTAGGAAGATCATTTACCGAATCTCATATTAAATATCTTAATCCATCTATTTCTAAAGATTTCATCCCATTTGAAAACACTATTAATTGGAATTTACCTATTATTATATGTGAAGGGATGTTTGATGCTATTTCTATAAAAAGAAATACCATACCATTATTAGGTAAAATATTTCCTCAACCTTTATTAAAAAAACTTGCTTCCTCTCAAGTACAAAAAGTATACATTGCCCTAGATAAAGATGCTTTAAAACAGTCTTTAAAATTCTGTGAGTATCTCCTAAATGAAGGGAAAAAAGTATATTTGGTTGATTTAGATCAAAAAGATCCAAGTGAGATGGGTTTTGAGGCTTTTACTAATCTGGTTCAGAAAACCAACTCCTTAACATTTTACGATTTAATGGAGAAAAAAATAAGTTTATTATGAATAACAAAAAGATAGAAAGAGTTTTAGAAATATCTAAAGACTCTAAACAAATTACCCTCCCCAATTCCAGATACTATCAAAGAAATGGAGAGTATTATCCTTCAATTACCCATGTTTTATCACATTACCCTAAAGGAAGATATTTTGAAGATTGGTTAAAAAAGGTAGGTTATAGTTCAGAATATATTGTAAAGAAAGCCTCCGAAGATGGTACTAAAGTTCATAATATGATTGAACTTTATCTAAATGGCGAGGAATTTCATTTTTTAAATGCTGAAGGCATACCTCAATATGATATTGAAATTTGGAAGCTATTTTTAAAATTTGTTGAGTTTTGGGAAGAATATGAGCCCACATTACTAGAAACTGAAGTACATTTGTTCTCTGACAAACTCAAAGTAGCAGGTACCTGTGATATGGTATGTGAAATGAATAATCAATTGTGGATTGTAGATTTTAAGACTTCAAACCATGTCCATTCAACATATGATTTGCAAGCAGCAGTTTACGGTCAATGTTTTGAAGAATGTTATGGTATAAAGCCTGACCGTTATGGTATTCTGTGGTTAAAGTCATCTAAACGTGGTCCTTGGGGAACTAAAATCCAAGGTAAAGGATGGGAAATGTACGAATCTAAGCGTTCACAAGAAGAAAATTTAGAGATATTTAATGCTTTACATAAAATCTTTAAAGTAGAGAATCCAAATGCAGTACCTGCGTTTGAAGAATATCCAACTCACATTAAACGAAAAGTCTAATATTTATTATCAAAAGTATGATTTCTCTAGTTTCACTTTTAAAAGAAGCTGTTTCGTCCCCCAAAGCTATTATATTAGCAGGCGCACCTGGAGCAGGAAAAGGTTCAGTATTAAAAGGACTAGATTTATCAGGCTTAAAAACATTTAACTTAGATAATAAGTTTATTGAATTATTAAAAACATCAAATGTATCCCTTGATTTAAAATCAGGGGACGCAGAATCAAGATCTAAGGCGGCACAAGCAATGGCCGCCGCAACTAAAAATCTTAAAACAGAACTCATCCCCCAGGCTATTGAAAATAAACAATCCTTTATATTGGATGGTACTGCAGCTTCCTCTAAACAAACTTTAGAATTAAAAAGTCAATTAGAAAAAGTAGGGTATGAGGTGATGATGTTGTATGTGTATACTGATTTAGAAACATCTTTAAAACGAAATCAAGAACGATTTGAAAAGTCAGGTGGGGAAGATAGATCATTGATGCCTTCCATTGTTTTAACTACATGGAATAGTGTAACTAAAAACTTTGATACATATAAGAACGAATTTGAAAATTTTGTTTCTGTAGCAAACACAGGTAAAAGTGAGACTTTAAAGGACATTAAACAAATTTTAGATAAGTATGTTGAACCTTTTAGACCTACAGATACTAAACCTAAAACTGACAAAGAAGAAGAACGTTCTAGAAAACAAGCCGAAAAGCTTAATCAAGAAGTACAACAATTTTTATCCTCGGATAAAGTAAAAGATATAATTGACTCTTCTGTTTCTTCAGAGGAAGCTCAATCTAAAATTAACGCATTCCTTAAATGAAAAAACTCGTAGAATCTTTAGTAAATGCCGTTTTAGAGGCAGATGAAAAAGTTATTGGAATCTATGGTGGTGGATTTAAACCACCTACAGCAGGCCATTACGAGGTAATTGAAAATATCCTTAAAACTAACCCCCAGCTAGATAAACTTTACATAGCCGTAGGGCAAAAAGAAAGAGATGGTATTACACAAGCAGATTCACTTTTAGTGTTTGATGTTTATAAAAAATATTTTCCATTTAAAGTAGAATTTGTACCTGTAAAATCAGTTTACAATTATATTAAAGATTTTGTTGAGGAAAATCCTGATAAAACAGTAATTGCTTTTAGAGGAGCGAGGGAAGGACAAGAAGAAGATTTAGTGGATAACGAGACATTTAAAATGTTTTTAGATCGTTACGCACCTGATGTTGAATATAAGCAAGTTAAAACATTAATAACTGGTGTTTCAGGTACTAAAGCTAGACAAGCATTAAAATCAGGTAATAAAGAAAAATTCTTTAAATATTTACCTACATCTTTATCAAATCTAGATAGAGATAAAATTTACGATATTTTAACTGCTACAGTAGAGGAAAATGCTAAAAAAGCAGCTATAAATGCCTACTCAAGAGAATTAGCCTTAGGGTTAGAAGAACAACAAGGTAAAACCGGATACAGAGCCGGCTCTATAAACCCAAAACTTCCTCAAGAAAGATTAAAAGACAGAGGATTTGCTATTAATCGCTCAACTACAGGTTTATTAGGTACAGGATTTTATTTTTACGGAGATAAAGATCAAGCTGTAACATCCACCAAAGATGATGGGAGAGATAAATACACAGAAATTGATCTATCTCAATATAAACTCTTTACCCCCTCTAACCCAGAAAAATTCTATAATGTAATTAAGAATTTAACACTGTTGTTAACAGATCTTATTTTTGATGAGAAAGTAAATTTTGAAGATGAAAATGTAACTAAACAATTAGATTTATACTCAAGTTATTTATCTAAAGAATTAGGATTATCTGATTTAGAAATTGAATTAGCAGCACAATCTTTTATAGATGATGTTTCCCAATCTAAAGATGGTGTTTTATTATCTAATCGTATCTTAAGTGATTATGATGGTATAGATTTAACAGGTACCTCATTAGATAATTTTGCAGTTGGTAGTTTAATATTTGATGGTAAGCTAAAGCCTGGATCTTATACTTCAACTAAAATACAAGATTTAGAGGAAGTTGGTGAAGCTTCTCAAAAACCTTACAAATGGTCTAAATCAGAATCTTCTCGTTTTCCTGGTACTATAGATTATAGTTTTATAACAGATAAAGATACCGAATATCAAGCTTATTTTGCCCCTACCTCACCAGGATTTTATGAATTTGGGTTTAGTGCAGAAGATGGTGATTTATCAGCAACTATAAATAAAGGTGAATTGTTTAGAGTAATGTCTACCATAGTAGATATTATGAAAGATTTTGTAACAACAACACCATGGGATAGAATTGAATTTGAAGGATCTAAAGACTTTGAAAGAGTCGAGAAGGGCGTAGAAGATAAGCGTAGAGATAAACTATATAGAGCCTATCTTAAAAAGAACCTCTCCAACTTCCCAAATATAGATGTTTTCGTACAAGGTGGTGTAACTTACTTATACAATGAAGATGAGAACAGTTTAACTGAAGTTGGTGAAGCTACTCAAAAACCATATAAATGGACAGTAAAAAGAAGTTACTGGGAGCCAACATTAATGGAAATTACTTATAGTTTTACTACAGATAAAGGTATAAAATATGAAGCATTATTCTACGAAAATGCAGATTATCGGTTTGATTTTCTGTTTTATCCTGAAGATGGAACTGCACTGGATGTTGTAAATAAAGGTGAATTGTTTAGAGTAATGTCTACCATAGTAGATATTATGAAAGACTTTATAAAAAAAGAAAAATGGAGTGTAATAGAATATTCCTCAGCTAAACAATATGAGGATGATGACCGTAGAGAAAAATTATATACTGCTTACTTAAAAAAGAATCTCCCTGATGGTATTAGAGCAGAGGAAATGGGTGATGGAGATATTATGTTAACAAACCTAAATTTAAAGGAAGCAGACCCTAAAAAAGGTACAGGTAAAAAGCCAAAAGGCAGTGGGCGCAGATTATACACAGATGAAAACCCAAAAGATACAGTAAGCATCAAATTCTCTACTAGACAAGATATTGTAGATACCTTAAATAAAAAATCATTTAAAGCTAAATCACATGCTCGCCAATCCCAGATTATCAACCTTATTCATCAAAGGGTAAGAGCAGCATATGGTAGAGCAAAAGATCCTGCTGTTAAAAAACGTTTAAAAACAGCTTTAGATTATATTACAAAACGTAAAGAAGCATCTAAGAAAAAAACCCAACGTTTAAAAAAAGTAAGCGAAGGTGATACTTATGAAAAAATGGCTGCTAAAGGTAAAAAAGCAGGTAATTTAAAACAGGGTACTGTTAGAAAAAGATTAGGCATTAAAAAAGGTGAAAAAGTTCCAATGTCTAAAATTAATAAAGAAATCTCCCGTTTAAAGAAAATGGACAAAGATAAAGATAAAAAAGGTGTACAATTGGGGGATAAGAACCAAAAATATTATAAAGCCCTACAATTATCTAAAACTTTAAAGTCCACAACTAACATTAGAGAAGATATGAATGATACAGATGGGGAATTCCAAAAATTATTATCATCTTTAAGTGATTTTTTAAAACAAAAATTAGAATTAAAATCATTACCAAACTTAGAATATATTGATGATGATGTTGAAAACGCTGAAAATATTCTCGGGAATACTGCTTATTATAATCCTAATACCTCTACTATTGTTTTATACACCAAAGGAAGACACCCTAAAGACATATTAAGGAGCTACGCTCACGAAATGATACATCATAAGCAAAACGAGGATGGTAAATTCGATGGCAGTATTAACACTTTTAATATCAACCAAGACGACTATCTAAAACAAATAGAGGAGGAAGCATATTTAAACGGAAATATTTTATTTAGAAGTTGGGAAAACACTGTAGAAAAATGATTAGTTTATTAGAAATATACGAGCAAGAATCCCAAAAATTAGATCCCTCTAAAGTTGTAATCTTTTCAGATATGGATGGAGTGCTTACAGACTTTGATAAGTACTATGAGGAGATTACAGGCGTAAATAAAAATTCTAAAATAGCTAAAGACAAAGATATGTTTTATGAGCTATTAAATGATGCCCTAGATAGAAAAGGGATGGACTATAGAGATTTCTTTGCCCAAATGCCTCCCTTAGCAGACTATATGGAGTATTGGAATTATATTACCTCATTAGGTCGTCCTGTGTATTTGCTAACAGCCCCTATGAGACCACCTGAGTCAAGAGATGGAAAAGATGATTGGGCTAAAGAATATTTAACCGGAGTTAAAAAAGTATTATTTTTTGGAAGCAATTATAAACAAAAAGTAATGGATATTTACTTTAAAATTCCAAAAGATGACCCCTCTCGTAAAAACTTAATACTTATTGACGACAGAGAAGGTAATATTACAAATTGGAGAAAAGCAGGTGGAACAGGTATACTACATACAAGCGCAGCCGATACTATCTCCCAGCTTAAAAAATTAGGTTTATGAGTGAAAACGTTTTAAAAAAACAGTTCAAAGAAAAAGATGTAAATCGTTTACGTAATATCTTTTCTAAAAACGCGGGCAACAAAACTGTTGTACAGTCCGGTTATTCCAAAGAACACGTTAAATATAGCGAAGGAGACGTGTGGGTAGAAAATGATAAGCAATGGACTATCAAAGATGGTATCAGACAATCCGTCTCTAAACTAGATAAAGCTAGACAAACCTCAAATTTTCCAATGTTTTGTCCTTGTTGTAACAAGATGATGAAACATAAAAGTGATAAGCAATTTTGGACATTATATAAAAGATGTTTTGAATGTCAAGTTGATTTTGAAACAGATTTGAGGATAGAAGGGTTGTGGGATACATATCAAACTAAAATCTTAAACGCTAGTGTAGATAATTTGATTTATGATTATGAACATTGGATAGAAGAAATGTTAAATGAAAGTGGTCAGTCTTATATTACTGAAGCAGGTGATGTTGAAAAATGGGCTGGAGGAATTAATGTAGAAAGAGTTTTAGAATCTAAAGAAAAAACAATAGAATTCTTAAAAGGACTAAAAAAAGATGACAACACTTGAGTTAATAGGAGTATTATCTGTAGCTATAATAACATCAATATTAGGCCCTATAGCCGTAGCTTGGGCTAAAACTAAATTTTCCTCTAAAAAAGATTCCTTAACTAAAGATATAGATGCCTCAGAGCAAGTTCAGGAGCAAATTGAAGATTTATTAGATGAATTAAACGCCGATAGAGTATGGATTTCAATGTTCCATAACGGAGGTCATCTTTATCCAACAGGAAAATCACTCCAAAAATTCTCCATCATGTATGAGACTTTAGGAGTAGGACATTCCAAATCCATTAAAGAAACATTCCAGAATGTACCTATTTCTTTATTTGCTAAAACCATGGGTAAACTAAATAAAGATGGAGAAATTAAAGCTAGTATTAAATGTCAAGAAGGTAACTTTGGATTAACAGCATTTTTAACTGAATATGGTTCCAAATGTTTATTAATGTTAGCATTAGAAGATTTACAGGAACATTTTATAGGGATGTTAACAGTTGAGTTTGCATACGATCGCGAAGAACTCTCGGAAGATGAGTTAATATTTATAACACAGAAAACATCTGTGATAGGAACATTATTATCAACTTTTGTAAAAAAATAATATGAGTATAAAACTTTCTAAATCCGACATGGATAAACTCCACTCCAAAGGAGAAGGCGAAATTGGTGGTGAAAAAATAACTTACGACCAAGTCAACGAAAAAAAGGTTGAATTAGACGATAAAACTAAATTCCAACTAGATTTAAAACATCTTTTAGATAAGCATGTAGTTAAAGAAATGGCCGAAGAAGTAATGAAACAAAAAGGCTATTCAAAATTTCTAGTGTCTAAAGATAATCCTAAAGGTGAAACTTCAGGTTTAGATGATAAAACTTTAAGTAAGATTTTAATGCAAATTGGTAGTAAAGTTAAAGAAACAATCCAATTAGGAGAAAATCTAAACGAGGAATTATGTGCTAAAGGTAAAGCCTATATTAGAAAAAGAAAAGCGGCAGGTGAAAAATCATCAGCTTACCTTTCGGGACGTGCTGTTAAGGTTTGTAAAGGACAAATGAAAGGATAATTATGAGCTTTGATTTAAAAAAATATTTAGCAAATAATATACTGCTAACTGAAGATATTGGAAATTTACCTCAATTAGACCCAACTGATTTAAAAGGGGTAGATTTAACTAAAGCAGTAAAAGAAACTTTAGATGAAGATGAAATTCTTAATGAAGCTCTTGCAACTTTAGTAGTAGGTGGTATTTTAGCCGCTCCTAAACTTATTAATTGGTTAGGTAAAGCTATTAAATCAATTCAAAAGTTTTTTAATAAGAAAAGTGAAACAGAAGTAGCAGATTCTATTGCAGAGTTTGGACATAAATGGGAAAAACTTTACCTAAAAGCTATCATATCAGTTATTAAGCTTACAGGATTTGCTAAGTCCCAATGGAAAATGAAAGACGGAGAAATAGACGAACAAAAATTAGTTACTATTGCAAAAATGATATTAATGGTTATTTTAATAGTAGCTGCATCACTTGGTATAGGAGGAGTAATTTCAGCAAAATCCTCAATTGTTAAAGCTCTAGAAGGAACTTTTACTGGGGTTAAAGGTACTGAAATAAAGGCCTTACTTAGTACAATTATGACCCAACTTTCTTCCTTTAAATAAACTTCAAATGACCCCAGAACGTCTAAAAGAAATAATTAAAGAATCACTCCGAGATTGGTTTAAAAAAGAAGATTGGGTTCGAATCGATACCCAAGGTAATATTACTGGTCCTTGTGGTACAATGAAAAAAGGAAAAGCCACCACAAGATGTCTCCCCAGAAAAAAAGCTCAATCTTTAACTAAAGCACAAAGAGCAGCTACCGCTAGAAAAAAAGTTAGAGGTAGTAAAAAAGGCAAACAATTTGTAAGGAATACGAAAAAAGCTACTTACAAGAAAAAATCATAATATTTATAAACAAAATTAATCATGGCAAATAAATTTGACCTAGAAAAATATTTAAAAGAAAATAAAGTACTTTCTCAATCTGGGAGATCTTTAATTTCAGAAGCTAGACCTAGTGGATTCGGTAGTGGAACAGGACGTAGTAAAACTATCGCTAAAGGTGGAGAAGGTAACCCCGAAGTTATAGCTAAACTTAAAGCTAAGGAAAAAGAAGAAGAAGAAAAGCTTGCAAAATCCAAAGAAGCTAGAAAATTCAAAATGATTGACGGTGTTCCTCATAAGTTTAAGGATGGAAAATTTGTACCCTTAAAGAAAAAGATGCAGGAAATGGATGATGATGATACTGGTGCTTCATTAGAAGACCTCTACCAAATGGACCAGGAAATGTTAGATAAGCTAAAAAGAGATAAAAAATATCCTGATCTTGATGATGTAGTAGATCCTGATGATCCGTTTGATTTAGAACTTCAACGTGCTATGGATAATGATGATATGATGGAGGCTAAAGATGATGAAGTAGAAGACATCGATGTTGAAGACGACGAGGAAATGGAAGTAGAAGAGCCTGCTGATGATGAGCCTATAATGGGAGATGAAATCTCAGATGAGAAACAAGACCTTCAAAAACAACTCACCCAGGCATACAATTCAGCCTTAAAAATGGGAGATGAAAAGTTAACTACACAGTTATCTAATACTATTACATATTACTTAAAAACTTTGTTTTAAATAAATAATTATGGATACACAAGAACTAAAAGAACAATTAGACACGTTATACGAAACATTTTCTACCGAACATGAGGGTAGCTCTAAGGCAGCTCATGGTAGAGCACGTAAGGCTTTATCTGAAATTAAAAATGTAATTAAAGAATATAGAGCAGCTTCAATCAATGAAGACAAGCAAAAGTAATATAAACGAAAAAAAGCTTAGCAAAGCAGAACTAAATCGTAGAGAAGAGATCATCAAAGATCTCAAAGGCAACAAACGTGAGTTTGTTAAACGTTATGGGAAGGATGCCGAAAAAGTAATGTATGCTAGAGCAACTAACATAGCTAAAAAACAAGCCGAAGCCATGAATCCAGAATCTGCAAATAAAATTAAAGAAGCTATTAAAACAGCTTTAATGGGCCCCGTATCAGAGCAACAACCATCAACTGATAAGTATGATGATAATCCTGCTTTAAAAGGAAAACAAAGCGAATTACCAGATGGTCTTCAAAAAGCCATTATTAAAAAAGCAGGAGGTAAAGTGCAAGAAGATGATAGAGTTGATTATACATTTTTTGCAAAAAGGGTACTTGAGGATTTAATGAAAAATGGATTAGGTAAAGAAGATATTAGGCGTGTAATGTTCCAAATGGAATTTATCATGCAAAAGCCTGATATGTTTACAGAAGGCGATTTAGATGTTGGACATCAAGACGATGAGCCAAATATGATAAGAGCTAACCTATACCAATTAACTACATATTCTGCCGAACTTATGCATATGATGAAAAAGTATGATGATATGGCAGGTGAGGTAGATTTTCCCCATTGGTGGCAAGCCAAAATAACTAAAGCCTTGGATTACATGGAGAAAGCTAAACATTACTTAGAAAATAAAGAAGCTTTAGCCAAAATAGATTCCATGACAGATAGAGTAATGGAAAATGTACTTAAAAAACTCCAATGACAAGAGAAGAACTCCGGGATAGAATTAGAACTATAGTAAAGTCTATTTATCAAGATAGAACTGACCTTGATATGCCCAAAGCAGAGTATGATGAAATCACAAAATTTCCTCAACTCAAACAGGCCCTCACAGATCTACTTACCCCAGAGTTCGATATGTTTATAGATACTATAGATTATGTAGCACCTAAACCTACTACTTTCCGTATTAATTTAAAAAACGGAGAAAATTTTATGCTAGTATATGATCCTCGTTCATTTGTAGCTAAAATTGAAGGTAAAAAATATTATATTTTAAATTTAAATGAGCTTGAGTTAGCATGTATAGCATTAGCTCGTTTATTATCATATGGAGAGTCTTTATCTCCGGAAGAGGCCGAAGCAGCAGAAACAGCAGCCGCGGAAACTACAGCCGATGAATTTGATACAGAGGAGCCTGCTGAAGAACCTGCTGAAGAAACTCCTGAAGAATTATAATGAAAAATTTTGACCTAAAAGAATATTTAAAAGACACTAAAAAGTGTCCTACTCCTACTCAGGATGTAGCCTTAAATACAGCTAATAGAGATAGAGCAATTCAAGCTGACTTTATTAGATATGGTCCTTTAAATGTAGAAAAACCTGGTGATTATTGGGAAATAACTGCTAAAAAATGGAATACTACAGTTGAAGCCGCTAAAGCCTCAAGATGTGCTAATTGTGTAGCATTCGATGTTTCACCTAGAATGATTGATAAATGCATACCTGCGATAGCTTCTGAACCTGTTGAAGATAAAGATGGGATTTTAGGTTATTGTTGGATGCACCAATTTAAATGTCATTCAGCAAGATCATGTAATACTTGGGCTGCAGGTGGGCCTATCAGTAAAAATGACGTATCTTACGATTGGCAAAAAAGAAATTTAAAAGCAGCTCTAGACCCAGAACCCATAGATCCTGATATGTACAAAGACGATTAAATGGACGCATTAGAAAAATTTTTAAATAGTGTAGCTTATAAATTTGATAAAGGGTATCCTGATGTAAATAATGCACAGGATATTTCTCTTTTAGAAGAATTAATCAGCAAAACATTAGGTGAATCCTTCAGTTTTGATATCTTGAAAGAAGAATTATTTATTTTTGAAGCTACAGATAGAGAAATCTCATCGAATACTAAAAAAGCAGTAGCTGATATTATCCAAAACGCAGATTCATCTTTTGGGTTTAAAGCTCAATCCAACGCAAATCGTTTAGGTAATCCTAACAAAGTAGATCCTGAAAAAGTCCAACAGGTATTTAAAGATACTATTGGTGTTGAAGGAGAAATTAAAATTTATAATCCACGTTCAGGACCTAACCCCTCAGGTAAATTCGATATGTATGAATTTGATTCTGAAAAATACGGTCCTGTTAGAATTGTTTTAAGTGGTGGAGGTAACGCTGGTGAAAAATACGAGAAAGAATTCGTAGCTAAATCTAAAGCAACAGCAGGAGATTCTAAAGAAAACCTTCCAACAGACCTTAAAACATTATATTCTTCCTTAGGTATTGATAATACTAAACTAACCCCAGACGATATCGAGTTTGCGGGTGCTACAGACACAAAAAGATCACTATCACTAGAAGGTCCCAAAGATATTGGTAAAATCATTTCGGACATGACCATTAAATATAATGGTAAAGAATATTATATCTCATTAAAAAATAAAGCAGGTTCAGGTATCTACTCAGGTAAAAATATACCTTTCATCTATGATAAAGATGGTATTGTAGTATATGATGCTTCTAAAAAAGGAAGTGCTCCTGGTATTGATTTATTGTTTGACATTTTTAATATAGATGAAGAAAAGTTAGCCCAAGGTTTAAATAATTTTAAAAATCAAGAAGGTGAGGTTGATAGTTTTTCTCCAGTAGATATTGATAAAGATAAATTTAAAAACTTACTTGCTTCATCTTTAGGATATGGTTATTATTATGTTAGAGAAAAAGGAAAAGGTGATGTAAAAGTTATTCCTTTGCTTACAGCTGAAGACGCTATGGATGCTGTTGGTACTATTAAGAATACTCAAGTTAAATATCCTGGTCCTAATACAAAACAATTAACTATAAAAATTGATACTGATAGTCCTACATTTGGATCATCACAATATCAAGTAGCAGTTAGGAATACCCAAGGTAAATTTTTACCATTATCATTAAGAATTTCAAAAGTTAAATAACTATGTGCGACTGTGGATGTAATACTTGCGACAATACTAAAATCTCGTTAAACGAGAGCTTAGTCCCTAAACAATTAGCCCCACAGATCCTATCCGAGGGCTTAAACTACCATTTAGAAAACAATATTCCATTATACGAGAATATCTACCAGTATGGTTCAGAAAAGTATTTTACTTTACTAAACGAGGCTAGAAAATTATACACTAGAGGAATGTTAGATTTAAATGAAGATGATGAAGATTTAATTAGAACTAACATTGGTGCTTTTGGAATATGCGAAGGTAAAAGAGTTCCTTTAGATTTTCCCATGTTGAACGAGGATTTAGACGAACAAAAAGAGTATACTAAAGGTGATTTTGAACAAATGGCTTCAAGGGAATTTAAACCCGGAGAAGCTACTAATTCAGATATAGTAGCCCTTGCTAGAAAAGCATTTTTGGATTATAAGTTTGGGAGAGGATTTAAACAATATTTCCCTAAAACTTTTTTAGACGAAGCTAAAAAGAAAAAGAAAAAAGACCCTCCAATTGGAAAACCAATGCGTTCCTCCTCAGGAGGTAAAGCATATAAAGTATATGTTAAAGATCCTAAAACTGGAAATATCAAAACAATACGTTTCGGTTCAGGTGGATTAAAAGCTAAAATTAATGACCCAAAGGCAAGAGCAGCGTTTTCAAAACGTCATAATTGCCCACAAAAGAAAGATAGAACTAAGGCCTCATATTGGTCTTGTAGACTACCACGTTATGCAAAATTACTCGGACTTAAATCAAGCTTCAGTGGATTCTGGTAAACTACCATTCACTCAAGAAAAACAAGGTAAATATATTATTCGTGAATTCTCTCACCTAGAAGACGATTCAGCTTTCAAGTGGCATAGAGATGAACAGAATAGAAGAGTTACAGTGTTGGAGGGTGAAGGGTGGAAGTTTCAATTTGATGAAAAACTCCCCATTCATTTATCCCCAGGTACTAGAATTGATATTCCTAAATTAATAGTTCATAGGATTATTAAAGGAAAAACTGATTTGAAAATTAGAATTTTAGAATATTAACCATATTTATAAACAAAATTAAAATGGGCAACTTTAATTTAAAAAAATATTTAGCTGAAGGTAGATTACTTAACGAATACGCCCCAAACATCAGTCTTTATGATGAAGACAATAGAATTTCCGCTGCTATAACCAGGTTTGTTAAAAAGGCTATGGATGATGAGAAAACGGGAGATCAGATAATGGATATTATAATCACAAGAGCAAAGGACGGTATTGAAAAATGGCAGAGATCAAAAAAAGATACTGGAAAAGGTAGAGTAAACGAAGGTATCTTTGGTACTTCTTATGAAGAGAAGTTAAACAAGGCTATAGATAGGTTTGTTCAAAAAAGAATGGACTATGGGGGAGTTGGTGTATTAGATACAATACAGAATATCTTAAGAAATATAGCAAAGGATGAAATCAGACGATATGATCGCATCAAACGAGGTCTATACGTTGCTAAAAAATAAAACACTATAAACACCTAGATTCATAGCCTAGGGGCTCGAAAGAGTTTATAAAATATGACAGCTGTGGCGTCACCAAAACTTGGAGACGTCACTTTTTTTATGTATATTCAATCAGTAAACTTTAAAATTAAATGGCAGAAAAACTAGTAATCGTAGGAGCAGGTGTAGCAGGTGTAAACGCAGCTACCAAACTCGTAGACAATGGCTATCCCGGTGAAAACATCACCATCATTGATATGGGAAAATCCCCATATGAAAGAAAACCCGAAGAAGTAATGACAGGCTTCCTTGGAGCAGGTGGTTGGAGCGATGGTAAACTTACTTACCATACAGCAATCGGAGGTCATATGTCTAAGTATTGTGGAGAGGATAAGGCAATGGAATTGTTTGATGAGGTAATCAACAACTTTAAACGTTTCCACCCTAAACCAGAGGAAGTACAATGTTCAGACCCTCAAGCAGAACCAGATTTTATTAAACCATATTTTGGTTTACGTTTATTCCCTGTGTGGCACGTTGGTACAGATTATCTACATGAGATTGGTAAAAATTGGTATGATTATCTAGTTGATAAAGGTGTTAAATTCGAATGGGAGACTAAAGTAACTGCAATTGATTTTGAAGATCAAATTGTATCTATAGGAACCGTAGATGAAATTGAATATGATCGCCTAATGTTTGCCGTCGGTAAATCAGGTATCGATTTTGGTAAACAACTAGCGGACGATTATTCATTCCCTACTGAACCTAAACCAGTTCAAATAGGAGTACGATTTGAAGCCCCACAAAAACACTTTCAAAAACTAATCGATATTTCATACGATTTTAAATTGTATCGTAAATTCGAAGATAAAGGAGTTTCCCTTCGTTCATTCTGTACAAACAACAATGCTGCTTATGTTGCCCTTGAAGAAACATATGGGGATTATTCGTACAACGGACATGCTAAAAAAGGAGAAGATTACAGAAACGATATGACCAATTTTGGTATCTTGATGGAAATTAATGGTATTGAAGAACCATTCAAATGGTCAAGAGAGCTAGTTTCTAAAGTACAAAAACATTCTGTAGTTCCTGGTGAAGGGTATGGTGGAAACAAAGCTCAAGGACGTCACCAAGCCAAATACAAAGCAGGTCTGTATTATACCCCTGATAGTGAAAAATGGAAATCTAAAACCTCAGAAGGGGATTGGGTTAAAGCACATTATATTAATGAAAATGGTTTACAACAAGTTAAAGATCATTTCCAAGGTTACTATTCATACATTGATGATTTTATCGAGGATATGAAAAAAGTATTCCCTACACTTGGGGATGATTGGGGCGTTTATATTCCCGAGGTAAAATATCTCTCCCCAGAACCACTTGTAGACTATAGCAACCTAGCACTTGAACAATTTGACAATGTGCACTTCGTAGGAGATGCTCTATCTGCTCGTGGTATTACAGTTTCCGGAGCACAAGGAATTTATGTTGCGGAAGGGTTGTTATCCTGAGGAATTTTTCGTATATTCACATAAAATAAAATCAAATGGCTAAAAGGCAAAAAGCTTACGAATACAAAACAATTAATTCAAGAGGTGCTCATATGTCCTTGTTTAGAGAATTGGGTAGTGAAAGTTGGAAGCTCCATTCATGGGATGGTCCTGCAGTTAAAATCCATGATAGGGATCATATTGACTCAACATTCTCAAAAAATGAATACCATTTGTATGGACGTTTTTTGGAAAAGGAACAATGGCAAGAACGTAAATCACAACGTGAAGGTATTCCATTCTACAAGAATCCATCTATGAAACATCTAATCTCTGATTACAGAAACTAATGAGGATAGGATTAACAGGTACAATGTCCGTTGGAAAAACAACTCTGGTGAATCAACTTATTGGTTTGCCGGAGTTGGACGGCTATATCAAACGTACAGAGCGTTCTAAGTATTTGATGGAAATGGGAATTCCATTGAACACAGATTCGACATTAAAAGGTCAAACTGTATTTTTAGCAGAACGTGCTAGCGAGCTAATGCAAGATAAAATTCTTACAGATAGAACTGTAATTGATGTAATGGCGTTTGCATTTTTATCTCAATCAATGACAAACAAGGAGAAAAAACATTTCCTTAAACTAGCATCTAAACTCATCCCAGAATATGATGTTATTGTATATTTGTCTCCAAACGGAATTCCTATTGAAGATAATTCTGTAAGAGAAACAAATCCATTCTATAGAAATCAAGTTGACTCTGTTATCAGATCATTTCTTCAAGAACATAGAAGCAAAATTAACTCACTTGTAAAATTAGAGAATCCTAATAATAGACTATTAGAATTTAAAGAGAGGATAGTTTGGGAGAGAATGTGATATTTATAATCAAAACCTTTATCTAATGAAAATATCTGAACTTAGAAAACTTATCAAAGAAGAAATTCTTAAAGAAATGGCTGTTAATGAAATGGCTAAAATTCAAGGTGAATTAAAAACCGCAATTGAAAAAGTCATTGACGGAAATGAAGATCTTACTGGATTGGAACTTAAAAAGAAAATCAGAGGAAACGAAAAAGTAAAAGATATTCTTGATAAGAATGATGAAGATCTTTTTGATAATCAACTTAATAGATTTATTAAAGAAAAAAAGGGCGAATTAGAGCTTAAAAAGAGAGGTAGAAAGAAAGGAGGTAAAAATAAGCCGAAGGATGAAAAAAAGTGATTTAAAATCCTATATTAGGGAAAATATCATCGAAATTCTTTCTGAGGAAGAAGAGGAAACAGAAGGTACAATTAAAGCTAAAGCTGACGCTTACAGAGATTTAGCGAATGCTAAAAAAGAAGCAGGTATTGAGGAAGAGGTGTCTCCTACTATTCGTCAAAAAAAAGGAGACCCAACGCCTCCTAAACGCTGCTTTAAAAAAGTATAAAAAAGCTGAGTCTGAAGAAGACAAGGAAAAGTTTTTAAAGAGAATAAAACGATACACCACTATCCAAAATGAGTTGGAAAGAATCAAATAGAATAATTGTTTTTCTATTAGGTGTAGCAGGTGGGTTTTTTTTAGTAGATAAATGTAGCGCACCCACTGTTATAACTAATACAGAGATTGAATATAAGTGGGATACCATACAAACAGAGGTATCCCATTATGTTCCTAAACCTGTCCCTTATCCTGTTGAGGTAGTAAGATGGGATACATTTAAAACTTCTATAGATACTGCCTTTATTTTAAAGGATTATTTCTCTAAAATATTTTATAGAGATTCTATAGTTCAAGATTCTGTCTCTATCATTATCGAGGACACTGTCACTCGAAACCGAATTGTATCTCGTTACCTAAATTATACCCTAAGGTACCCAACTAAAATTGTTACAAACGAAGTATATGTTCCTAAAAACGAGTACTTTTATGGAGCACAACTTGTATCAGGGAGGGAAGGATTTGCGTATATAGGCCCTGAACTTAGTTTAAAAACAAAAACAAATAATTTATATCAATTTGGGATAGGAATAAATAACCAATTAGCTCCTGTTATATCCCTTTCTATTAACTGGAAGTTTTAATGGCCCAAGAGAATATTAAAAAAATAATTGCCGCTGAATATATAAAATGTGCAAAAGATCCTGTATATTTTATGCGCAAGTATTGTTATATTCAACACCCACAAAGAGGTAGAATCTTATTCCATTTATTCCCATTCCAGGAAAAAGTATTAGATTTATTTCAAAATCATAATTACTCAATTATAAACAAATCCCGTCAGTTAGGTATCTCTACTTTATCTGCAGGATATTCTTTATGGTTAATGTTATTCCATAAGGACAAAAACATTCTTTGTATAGCTACAAAACAGGAAACAGCTAAAAACATGGTAAACAAGGTAAAGTTTATGTATGATAACTTACCTTCCTGGTTAAGAGTAGACTTTGCAGAAAATAACCGTTTAAATTTAAGATTAACAAACGGGTCTCAAATTAAAGCAACATCAGCATCTTCAGATGCAGGTAGATCAGAAGCCGTTTCTTTACTACTAATTGATGAGGCTGCCTTCATTGAAAATATTGGTGAGATATGGGCTTCAGCTCAACAAACCCTAGCTACAGGTGGTGGGTGTATTGCCATTTCAACCCCTTATGGAACCGGAAATTGGTTTCATCAAACATGGGTTAGAGCAGAACAACAAGACAACGAGTTTATCCCCATCCGTTTACCTTGGTATGTCCACCCCGAACGAGATGAAGATTGGAGAAAAAATCAAGATAAATTACTAGGAGACCCTAAAATAGCATCCCAAGAGTGTGATTGTGATTTTAACACCTCTGGTGATACTGTTTTTTCAGGGGAAATGATAGAATTTTATTCTGAAACATCACAAAAAGATCCTCTTGAAAAAAGAGGAGCAGATCAAAATCTTTGGGTATGGGAACCTGTAGACTACTCTAGGGATTATATGGTAGTAGCAGACGTAGCTAGAGGTGATAGTAAAGACTTTTCAGCATTCCATGTAATAGATGTTGAATCAAACACCCAGGTAGCTGAATACCGTGGACAATTATCAACTAAAGAATTTGGACATTTACTAGTGGGTATTGCTTCTGAATACAATGAAGCTTTACTAGTAATAGAAAATGCTAATATTGGATGGGCTGTTTTACAGGTAGTAATAGATAGAGGATATAGAAACATTTATCAATCACCTAAAAGTGGAGATATAACATCCGATTCGTATTTTGACCAATATAATAACAACTCGGCCTTAGTGCCTGGTTTTATAATGTCATTAAGAACTCGTCCTTTGGTGATACAAAAATTTAACGAGTATTTTATTGATAAATCAGTAACAATTAATTCAAAAAGATTGTTACAAGAAATGAGAGTGTTTGTATGGAAATCGGGTAGAGCGGAAGCTCAACAAGGTTATAATGATGATTTAGTTATGAGTTTTGCAATTGCAATGTATATGAGAGACACAGCATTTAAATTTAAACAACAAGGTTTGGATTTAACTAAGGCTGCCTTAAATAATATTACTACAAACAAAACAAATTATAATTTTGCTTATAACCCTAACAAGTATAGTAACGTTCCTAATCCATATGAAATCAAAACAAAGGATGGAAACGAATCAATAGACTGGTTATTATAATATTTATAAGATATGGCTCAGAAGGACCTTTTTTCAAGATTACAAAGACTATTCTCTACTGATGTAGTAATCCGTAATGTAGGCGGTAACCTCAAAGTAGTAGATACAGATCATATTCAGACCTCAGGTGAATATGCTACGAATTCCTTAATGGATAGGTATTCAAGATTATATAAAAACCCTGCAGCAACCTCTTTATATGGTCAACAATTTAATCTTAATTATCAGTATCTAAGACCACAAATTTATTCTGATTATGATGCTATGGACCAAGATGCTATTATTGCATCTGCCCTAGATATCATATCAGATGAATCTACCCTCCAGAATGAAATGGGTGAGGTATTAAGAATTAGATCTAGTGATGATTCACTACAAAAGATCCTATATAATTTATTTTATGATGTTTTAAACATTGAATTTAATCTTTGGAGTTGGATTCGCCAAATGTGTAAGTATGGTGATTTCTTCTTAAAACTAGAAATCTCAGAAAAATTTGGTGTTTATAATGTCATCCCATATTCTGCTTTCCATATTGAAAGAAAAGAAAATTTTGATATTGAAAACCCATCAAAAGTAGAATTTTTATATAACCCCCAAGGAAATTATGGTGGTGGGTCAGGGTATACTTACACACCTAACCAAGAAGAAAAAAATAGAATTGTATTTGATAACTACGAGATGGTTCACTTTAGATTATTAACTGATCTAAATTATCTCCCTTATGGTAGATCCTATATTGAACCCGCTCGTAGACTATTTAAACAATATACTTTAATGGAGGATGCTATGTTAATTCATAGAATTGTTCGTGCTCCTGAAAAACGTATTTTTTACGTAAATGTAGGTGGTATCCCACCAAACGAGGTAGAGCAGTTTATGCAAAAAACTATCTCAACTATGAAGCGTACTCCTCACGTTGATCAAGAAACTGGGGAATATAACTTAAAGTATAATATGCAAAACCTATTGGAAGACTTTTATATTCCAATTAGGGGAAATGATACAACTACAAAAATTGATACTACTAAAGGTTTAGATTACGATGGTATCCAAGACGTAGAATATTTAAGAGATAAATTATTTGCTGCTTTAAAAGTACCTAAAGCATTCTTAGGGTACGATGAAAATGTAGAAGGTAAAGCAACATTAGCAGCAGAAGATATTAGGTTCGCTCGTACAATCGATAGAATCCAAAGAATTATAGTTTCCGAATTATATAAAATAGCCTTCATTCACCTCTACACCCAGGGATATGATGAGGATTCATTGACAAATTTTGAACTTTCATTAAATACTCCTTCAATCATTTATGATCAGGAGAGAATTGCATTAATGAAAGAAAAGGTAGAATTAGCTTCATCTATGATGGAGAATAATTTATTACCTACTGATTGGATTTACGATAACATATTCCACTTATCAGAAAATGAATTTAACGAATATAGAGATCTGATTGTACAAGATGCTAAACGTAAGTTTAGATTAAATCAGATTGAAAGTGAAGGTAACGATCCTGTTACAACAGGTAAATCATATGGTACACCACACGATTTAGCCTCTTTATATGGTAAGGGAAGGTACGAAGACAATTCAGTACCTGATGGGTATGACGAAAAAGAATCTCTAGGTAGACCTAAAGAAAAAGTCACTAAAAGAAATACCCAAGACGATAACTTTGGTAAGGATAGAATTGGTAGCAAAGGCAACAAAGTTGACGACCAACCAGATGCAAATTTAAACTTTAAAGGGGGTTCTCCACTCGCTTTAGAAGTTTTAGAAAAAAATAGATCATTAATAGAATCCCTAAAAACTAGAAATAATAAAAAATCTAACGGTGATTCATTGCTAGATGAATCTCAAATTAGGGAATAATATTTATAACAAACTGGAAAATGTCAATAAAGCATTCAAAATATAAGAATACGGGTATTTTATTTGAACTTTTAGTAAGAAGGGTTACAGCTGATACCCTCAACGAAAAGGAATCCCCCGCATTAAAATTAATTAAAAAATATTTTTCTAAAACAGAATTATCTAAGGAGTTAAAACTTTACGAATCTGTATCTAAATCAAACGGGATATCAGAAAACCAAGCTAACTCTTTAATTCAAACTTTATTAGAAAATTCTAAAAGACTAAATAGAAAAACTTTAAAGTCTGAAAAGTATAACTTAATTTCTGAGATTAAGGGTTTTTATAATCTAGATGAGTTTTTTAAAACTAAACTTCCTAATTATAAAACATTTTCCTCATTCTTTACACTTTTGGAAATTTACAACACCAATCTCTATATCAACCCAGATGAGATTGTTAAAAACAAACAAACCCTTCTAGAACAAATTTGTAAAGCAAATATCTCTGAAAATTCAGTTAAAGAAAACTTAGTAAATGAGTTTCAAACATACGATAAAGATTTAAGATTACTTACTTATAAACTCTTATTAGAAAAATTTAACACCAAGTACTCTAACCTTAATAGATATCAGAAACAAATCTTAAAAGAATTTATTACCTCTGTAGATTCTACTCCTAAGTTAAGAGAAATTTATAATTTAAGATCTTCTCAATTAAAAGCAATTTTAGAAACATTTAATAAAAAAATTACAGATAATGTAATTAAAATTAAATTGAATGAAGTTGTGTCTTTATTAGAAGTTAAAACTAATAAATGTTCTGTTAAATCAAATGATATTTTTAATTTACTTCAATATTTTGAATTAATTGAAGAATTAAATAAAATTCATGGACCTAAGAGATCGAATTAAAGAAATAATAAAAAATAGATTCCTTACCAAAGAAATCTCTACAACAGGTACAGGCGCTACTTTTACCCCGGGCACGGGCGAACAATATGCAACCCCCAAAGCATTTAGAAAAAAAGGTACTAAACCTGTAATATATTACTATAAATTAGGCTTTAAACCCGTTAACAAAACAAAGTTACGCAAAGCAGCGAAGGGAATAGAAGTAGTCGATATTTATAAGTAATGGGCTACGGCTATAAATTAAAGGAAAACCAAGATCCTAAACAATTCCAACAAGAGAGAATTGAAGGATTTGAAAAAATTAGTGATAGAATGTTTGAGATTGCCTCTCTATTAAGAAAAGCAAAATTAAACACTAAACAATTTTATGAGGAAAATCCTGACTCATATAATGTTGTATACGGAACAGATTTGATTCAGGACTATTTAGAAGATATAACTACATTACTAAACAAATGAAAACAATTCAAGAACATTACATAGCTTTAAAAGAGGGAAAAACCTCTAAATCTTATTTTCATAAGTTAGCTAAATCATTATTTCCACATTTGGTATCTAACCAAAATTCATTTAATGATTCTCTTAAAATCTTAAAAAATAGAGGTATTATTACTGAAGAGGTTAAAGCCGTAGAGAAAAAAACATCTAAAGATGTAATGGATGTTCAGGCTAAGCAATACAACTATCAAGATAAAAACAATATTGATACTGTATATGGGGCTGAATTTTTAAAGGGATTTTATGCGGAAATTAAAGACCCTGCTAATAAAGATAAAACCCCAGATGATATTAAAGAAATTGTTAGAAAAAATTTAACTAAATCTGCTACTCATTATACAGAAAATTCCGCTTTTGGAATCAAGGGTATCGGATATGGTAAAGCAGAACAACCTAAAGAAGTAACAGGTAAATATAAGTCTTCAGGATATGGTGATTTGAAAGAATCTAAAGTTCCTACAATGACTGAACTTTTACTTGAAGGTAAAAAGAAAACAAATTCAGTAGAAGATAAATTATCCGAAATTGAAGAGAGTGGTGCAATCGTTACTTTAGAAACTCAAATCGAGGCTGTAGAAGAAATGATTGAAACAAAATGTCAAAGATTAGAAATGATCTCCGAAGACGATAACCTATCAGAGTTAGTAGATCCAAAGAGAATTAAGGAACTGCAAAAGGAAATTAAGATCTTAGAAAAGAGAAAAGCCAAAATGCAGAAAATGTACGAAAAACTAACCGGAAAGGCTAAGAAAAAACAAATCGTAGATGAAACAAATACTGATAGAGACTAATATCTTTAAACCTACTGTTTCTATCAATGAAGGTAAAACCTCATCTGATGGAAATTTACTAGTACAAGGTATCCTTTCTACAGCCGAAAAACAAAACGGCAATGGTAGAGAGTATCCAATGGAAATCCTTGAAAGAGAAATTAATAAATACATGGAGGTAGTTAAGGAAAACAGAGCATTAGGTGAGTTAGATCACCCTGATTCTCAAGTTGTTAACCTTAAAAACGTATCCCATAAAATCAACGATATGAAATTCGTTGGAAAAAAAGTAATGGGCACTATTGAAATTTTACCTACCCCATCCGGAAATATTTTAAAAGCACTATTTGCAAGCAACGTTCCTGTAGGAATTTCTTCTCGTGGGATGGGCTCTCTAAAACAAGTAGGAGAAGTAATGGAGGTGCAAGACGATTTCGAACTCTTATGTTATGATTTTGTCTCTACCCCTTCTAACCCAGGATCCTACATGAGTCCTTTAAACGAATCTCTTACTGAATCCAATATTTATAATAAAACCAATTCTATCATTACAGATATTTTATGCTCTAACGATAGATGTCCAATTTACTAAAATATGGCTACATTATTTGAAAGTTGTTCTGCGATTATGTATGCAGGTACTTTTTTAGGAGATAATTCCCAAAAAGGTACCTCATTTTCATTTTTACCAACTTCAGGAATTGGGGATTTTGATTATACAGGTTCTACAGGTATTACAGGATCTTCAAGAATTAATTCTACTTTAAATTTTCAGGAATTTACTATAAATGCTACCCCTAAAATAGATTATTCTTATACAAATGAAAATTTTGCATTTATAAGTGGGGGTGTTGTAGCTGATAAAACTATTTCTTCCTCTATTCTTCAAGGTTCATCTACAGGAAATTTAATTTTAGAGGGAGAAACTAATAATCATTTTGTTACCCCTATTACTTTTACAACAGCAAATGTAAATGTAGCTTCAAGTTCTTTAGATAAATTTATAACTGAAGGAAACTATGATTATAATATAGTAACATTCCAAGAAGATAACACACCAGGCGAACAAGCACGTTTAGATTTTCAATTCAACGCATTTTCTGATGATGTAGAAAGAATAGTTAAAATTTCTTATTGTGTAAGTGGAGGTTTTCCTTTTAATTCAGTTACTGCAGATAAAGCTAGAATCTTAAAAATTCAAGGCCAATCTTTTGATCAGTTTTCAAATTTAGTGGGAACCGGAGAAGATATTCTAATTAACCCTTCAGAATATACTAATGCTAAACTTGATCCTGATTCAGCTTCTATATTTGTAAGATCAGGTTTTAATAATTTAGAAGTTACAGATATCGGGGATGGTTGGTTAAGACTAGCCCACCTCTCCAGAATGAGTGGATCAGTAGGAACAAATGATGTTTTAAGAGTTAGATATGTTACCCACACAGGCAACCCAGATGGAGGCTTAAATGTAGGAAATAATAGCCCTGGTTCTGGTTCTTCAGGGGCACCTAATGGAAGTTTTACTTCAAGTATAGCAACATTCTCAATTGCTAATTTACAGTTAGAAGTTATAGAAGATAGTATTACTGGTTCTTTATCTGGTTCAGCTGATTCTGTAAGGAATAGAAATGCCTTAGCATTCATGCCTGCTACCTCTTATATTCCAACAAGTGCTTCAGCAATTACAAAACCCTCAGAATCACTTGAATTACCATTAACTTCATCTACAATTGATAATTTTCTTACAGATCTAAACCAAGGTACAATAATTACAAGATTTGCATGGACACCTTTATCAGGATCAGATGAAGCATCTTCTAATCACTTTGCATTATTAAAAACAGGTTCAGCTCCATCCTCAGATTATTTAAGAATAGATGGTAGAGGAATTTATTATAGATCATCATCAGCAATATTCTCCCCATTATCTACTAACCAATCCCAGATCCCTTATTTAACTCAATCGGGTAGTTTAACACCTACAACATATCACAATTATGCATTTACTTGGAGTGGGTCTGAAATCTCATGTTCTATAGATAGTGGTTCAATTATAACCGCTAAAGGACCTTGGACTGGGAGTAGTGGAGAACAATTAGAATATATTACAGGAATAACTAATATTTCACATAATACACAAGTAAGATTACAATACATTATGGTATCCCCTCATAAATTTAGTGCGGATGCTCTTAAAAATTCTACAAATACTACCATAGTTTAAATTTTCTTAATTTTTCTGAAGATGGCACATACGTATCACGGTAATGTGCCATCTCTATATATGGTACCTAATTAATCGATCTAATATTACGTTTTTTAAATAAACGTATTTTCACAAACAATTTAAATTTTGGAAAAATGGCTGATAAGCAATTATTAAAAGAGGCCATTGCAGAAGCTAAAACCATTAAAGAAGTTGCTATTGCAAACGCAAAAGCTGCTCTTGAAGAAACCTTCTCTCCAGTGCTAAAAGAAAAATTAGCAGCTATGATGGAAGAAGATGAAAAAATGGAAGAGGCTGATACAATGGAAGAAGCTAAAAACGAAATGGAAGAAGATGAAAAAATGGATGAAACTTATTCCTACCAAGAAGAAGGTATGGATCAGAATGAAAACATGGATGAAGCTTCTTTAGAGGAGTTATTAGCTGAACTCGAAGAAGGTGAAGACACGAACGAGGAAGATAAAGTGAACGAGGCTGAATTGGATGAAGCTGAAGGCGATATGGACCTCGAAGAAATGTCTGAAGACGAATTAAAATCATTCGTCGAAGAAGTTATTGAAGATATGGTTCAAGCTGGTGAATTAGAAGCCGGTGGTGATCCTGTTGAAATGTCTGATGAAGAAGAAGAAGAGGAAGGTAAAGAGGAAATGGAAATGGATTCTATGGAAGAAGTTAACATTGACGAATTACTTTCAGAAGAAGACGTAAACGAGTTTGATCTTGCAGGCGCAGAAATGATTGCTCCTGAACTTATCGGTGGCGTCATTGCCGCACTTGGAGCACTTGGATTAGGTGCAGCGATCGATAAAGAGGAACTTAAGAAAATGTCATCTGACAAGCTTAAGGCTCTTGCTGCAAAACTCGGTGTAGGTAAGAAGAACGAGGAAGTCGAAGAAGGAGACATAGAGGAAATGAAGGAAGAGTTAGATGAGTTAAAAGGTGAACTTTCCGAAGTTAACTTACTCAATGCTAAACTTCTTTACACCAACAAGCTCTTCCGTTCTAGAAGCTTAACAGAATCACAAAAAGTAAAAGTTTTATCAACATTTGATAAAGCTACTTCGGTAAAAGAAGTTAAATTAGTATTTGAGACACTCTCAGACTCATTAACTACTTCCCAGGTTGTAAAAGAAAATAAAGGTTCCGCATCTAGACCCACAGGTGGGGCTAGTAAAAATCCTCAACCGATCTTAGAATCTAACGATCAGGTTAGGAGATGGCAAAAATTAGCCGGTATTACTACCGATAAATCCTATACATAAAAATGGAATTAGTAAACAACTTAGTCAACGAATCCGCAGAGTCGTTTAGAAACATGCAAAGCGACGCTGCAAGATTAGCTGGTAAGTGGGAAAAGACAGGTTTACTTGAGGGCTTAGATAATGAGCTTGAAAAGAACAACATGTCACTTATCCTCGAAAACCAAGCTAAGCAATTATTGAACGAAAGTTCATTAACAGGTACTGGTGGTACCTTCGCAGCAGGAACTGGTGAGCAGTATGCCTCTGTAGTCTTACCTATGGTAAGAAAGATTTTTGGACAGGTAGCTGCCCAAGAATTCGTATCTGTTCAACCAATGAATTTACCTTCAGGTCTGGTATTCTTCTTAGATTTCCAATATGGAACTAGTAAGACTCCTTTCTCAGCTGGTGATTCGCTTTATGGAAACACTGGTTCCGACCAGTTCCCATTCTCAACTGCTGAATCTAATCTGAATCAAGCAAACACTGGTGGATTATATGGTGCAGGTAAGTTCTCTTACTCTACAAATAATCATACTGCTTCTACTGGTATTACTTCTGCCTCAGCAACTTTTGCAGATGTTAATTTTGACTCCAGATTATCTTCATCAATTGTAAATGGAGATATTGTTAAATTAACTGTTGGAACTGCTAGAACTACTTTAGCGGATTTAGATAAAGAAGCTGTAAGAAGCTTTATTATCTCCTCAGGTTCTAATGTTACCTCAGATAATATCCTTCCTGCTTTTACAAAGTATGATGAAGGTGCTAATACTGTAACTTTCTTTACTACTGGATCGGATATTACAATCCACCAAACTAGTTCATATGTAGTAGAATACAGTAAGCAAACCAAAGATAACGCAAGAGGTGATTTCGAAGCAGGTGCTGCATTTGCTGTACCTAATGCTCAGTCTGCTGCTAATATCTCAATCCCAGAAATTAATATCGGAATGAGATCATTAGGTATTATTGCTAAGACTAAAAAGCTGAAGGCAGTATTCACTCCTGAACTCGCTCAGGACTTGAACGCTTACCAAGCTTTAGATGCCGAAGCTGAAGTTACCAACATCATGTCTGAGTACATTTCCTTAGAAATTGACTTGGAAATTCTTGATATGTTGATGGCTGATGCTTTAACAACTGAGTTCTGGTCTGCTAAGAACAACAGAGTAATTAATGATGCCAAGACTGCTTTCGAAGCTGAAGGAACAAACGGATTCTACAACACACAGGGTCAGTGGTTCCAAACATTAGGTACCAAGCTTCAGAAGGTATCTAACAAGATCCACCAATTAACTTTAAGAGGTGGTGCCAACTTCATGGTAATCTCTCCAACTGTAGCTACTGTTATTGAGTCAATCCCAGGATTCGCCTCAAACTCTGATGGTGATGCTGCTAACATGGAGTACGCGTTTGGTGTACAAAAGGCAGGTACTTTGAACAGCCGCTACACTGTGTACAAGAACCCTTACATGAATGAAAATACCATTCTGATGGGTTACAGAGGTACTCAGTTCTTAGAGGCAGGTGCTGTATTCGCTCCTTATGTACCGTTGATCCAAACTCCATTAGTATACGATCCTGACACGTTCGTACCTAGAAAAGGTCTCTTAACACGCTACGCTAAGAAGATGTTAAGACCAGAATTCTACGGTAAGGTCTTCGTGAATGGATTGAACACTCTCTAATAGAGTATTTGATCAGTAAAATCAAGAGCCGCTTTTTGCGGCTCTTTTTTTATCTCCTATAGGTAACTAATATGTATAGGTGAATAAGTAAATGTAAAAAAATGTTGCAAACACCATCTCAATTAACGGTTCCGAGTTATTTAATGAACTTCCCGTTTTCGCTATCTACAGATCATCCTAATAATGTTTGGATGAAAGAAATGAGTCCCGAGGACTTACAAATAAACCAATCTAGAGCGTATCGCCAATTTTTAGAATTATATAATTTTTTAGCAGGTGGTTCTTTAGTTTATCTATTACCGACTGAAGATAACTTCCAGGATTTAGTTTATACAGCTAATCTAGGAATTTATCTACCTCATTTAAAAGATAATAATATTTTATTATCAAACTTTACTTCAATCCCTCGTCAAGGGGAAGAGTTAATTGGAGAAAAGTTTTTACAACAAATGGGTTATAATACTTTTATCACCCCTACAAAATGGGAAGGTGAAGCCGATTTAAAATATTTGTACGATAATGTTTATATAGGGGGATATGGAATCCGTTCACAAAAAGAAACTTATGAGTGGATGGAAAAAGAATTTGATATGAACATTATTAAGGTTGAAATGGTAGATGAATATTTGTATCATTTGGACTGTAGTATTTTCCCGTTATCTAACGATAAAACTATGGTTTGTACGTCGTTGTATAACGATGAGGAAATAGCGCATATAGAACAATATACTGAGATAATCCCCGTATCTGAAGATGATGCAATGGGGGGTATTACAAATTCCGTAAGAATGGGTAATACTATTTTATGTGCCTCAAACATTGTAGAGTTAAAACGTACAGATGAGAATTACGATCACGAAAAAAATAAACTTGCTACTTTAGAAAAAATATGTGCCCATGAGGGAATGGAGCCCGTTATATTTAATTTATCAGAATACATGAAATCAGGAGCAATGCTCTCATGTATGGTTATGCATCTAAATTACGTTGATCAAGTAAAATCTCTTCTATAAAATGGCAAAAGCTTTACAAGAGTGGTTGGATACAGATGTTAAAAATCTAAAGAAAAAACCAATTAAGGATCTATCAAGTATATTCTTCTTTAGAGACCCTATTAGACCACAACTTATAGACCCAGATAGATTCTATTCCCCAGCAGATGGAACTATTCTATACCAAAAAATAGTAGATTATCCAAACGAACCTATTGTAGAGATTAAGGGAGTAGATTATACATTACAGGATGTTCTACAAGATCCTGACTATAACCAACCAGCATTAGTTATAGGAATTTTTATGTCATTTTATGATGTTCATGTAAATAGAATTCCTTATGGAGGTGTTTTAACTTACCAAGCTTTAGATGCAATCGAGAGTTATAATAAACCTATGTTGGCTGTAGAACATGATATTCTAAGTAGGACGATCAATCCTAACAATATGGGTTATTTAACTAACAACGAGAGAATGTGGAATAAAATATATTCACCTTCCATAGATTACACATATTATTTAGTTCAAATTGCGGATGAAGATGTAAATGTGATTTCACATTTTACGAATGATCAAAATGAAATTTTTGCACAAAACGAAAGGTTTTCTTTTATTAGATGGGGTTCTCAGGTTGATTTAGTTTTACCACTTGATGAAAGGTTTGACTTTCAAACGTTACAAAACGTAACAGACCACGTTGAAGCTGGAGTAGATCCATTAGTAGAAATTAAACCAACAGAACATGAGCTCAAATCACCATACCGATCCTATTTTTAACGAGAAAAAAAGACCTAAAAATCCTATTAAGTTTAATTTATCTTTAAATAGCGAGCAAAAAGAAGCAAAAAAGCATATTATAGAAAATCCTGTTACAATTCTAAGAGGAGCAGCAGGTTCAGGTAAAACTTTAGTGGCGTGTCAAGCTGCTTTAGATATGTTATTTACTAAACAGGTCGAAAGAATTATAATTACTCGCCCTACTGTCTCAAAAGAAGAAATAGGATTCCTCCCAGGGGATATTAAAGAAAAAATGGATCCCTGGTTAGCACCTGTCCATCAAAATCTATTTAAACTTTATAATAAAGATAAAGTAATGAAAGAAATAGATGAAGGTAGGATTGAAATCATCCCATTTGCATTTATGCGAGGTATTACATTTACAGAAAGTTTTGTAATTGTAGATGAAGCCCAAAACGTAACTCATAACCAAATGGAAATGGTTATAGGACGTTTAGGAAGAAATTCAAAAATGGTAATTTGTGGTGATGTTTCTCAAATTGATTTACGTTATAAAAAGGAATCAGGGTTTGCTTTTTTACCAAATATTGAAGCACAAGTTGAAGGCTTTAAGTTAATAACTTTAAGACATAACCATAGACATGATATAGTTCAGCCAATTTTAGATATTTATTCTAATTATAGAGATTAATATTTATCATCATGGCCGAAACAGTTATATTTAAGTGGGATACAGCTAATTTTACTTGGGATAACAATCCATATACATGGGACGAAGTAGAATTAGTAAAAGAGTTAGCAGGAGGAGGAAGTAGTTATCAAGAAATTTTTAAAGATGAAGAAAAAAAGAAAAAATTCATCAAATTGTTATGCAAGGTCCAAGGTAAAGAATATAAAGAAACTCACGAAGTAAAAAAGGTTAAAGTAAAAGCAAAAGATGTTAAACTTGTAATTAAAGAAGTTTTAAACATCGATATAAAAGTAAAATAAATGAACGATATTTTATTAGAAGCATTAGGAGGATTAGGAGCTGTTGTTACTGCCTTTCTTTATACAAAGTGGCAAACTAATTTGAACCATAAAGAAATTGAGGAAATCAAGGATAAAATGGAAGAAAATGAAAAAAGTGATGCTGCCCGTGACACTAAAATTGCTATATTAGAGACTCAAAGTAGTACTATTGTATCAAGATTAGAAAAAATGGAAGATACCCTTCAAAAAATATTTGAAAAAATCAATAATATAAGATAATTATGTATACACTTTTTACAGATAAAACAGAGGTATTTGAATGTGATTTACAATTAGAGGGAGCTTCTCTTAAAAAATCCTTCGCTCGACTCCTTATTGAATCCCCAGACATTAGCTTAGTATTTAACGGTGAAATTTCCTCATCTGGGAAATGTAAAATTCCTGTTAAAAAACTAAAGGGGCTATTAGATGAGAATGTAAAAGGTAAAATCAAATTAGAGGTAGTAGCAGAAGATACTTATTTTACTCCTTGGAGTGATGATTTTAAAATCGATGCTTCTAAAAAATTAACTGTAGAAGTTAAATCCCAATCCCCTTCAAAACCTATTTTGGAGGCAAAACCAAAAGTATCTGTAAAAGCTTCTACACCTAAGGTTGCCAAACCAAAAGAAAGAAACCATATTCACATACTAACTGAGGCGTTCAAGAAAAAAGATATTACCATTAAAAATATTTTAGAGAACAAAGAGTTAGTAAACAAAGTATTAGATGCGTATATTAAAAAGTTTAAAGTCGACCCTAAACAAAAAACACCAATTTTAGAAGGTATCGTAAATAAACTTTATTAAAATAGAATAAGTTATGGCGTTACCTGATTTTACGGGACAAAATATACAAGATACCTACCAAAGAGTAGTTCAAACTGATGGGTCCCTCTTGTACAATGGTACAGGTAGTATTTTAAATACCCTCCCTGTAACAGCATCTCACGCTATTTCAGCCTCATATGCTGTTTCTGCATCTCACGAAATTATAAAAGAGGTAAGTTCCTCATTTGCTGATACTGCTTCATTTGTTAATCCTTTAAATCAGGATGTTACTATTACAGGTTCAGGTGATTTAATTTTAAATGCAGGCAGTGATATTATAGGTCCTTCTACTTTTAGAATTTACTCTGATTTTTCTAATAGAGGTAGAATTGATTTATTTTCCACAACAGGAGTTGGTGCAGCAAATGTAAAACTATACGGAGGTACATCTACATTAGAATTACAACACGATAGTGGAGTTGAAATTATAGGCTCCACTAAAATACAAGGCTTAGGTACAACAGACGCAACCACTGCTTTAAGAGTAGAAGACGCAAATGCTTCTGCTTCTTTTATAGTAAGAGATGATGGTAACGTAGGTATAGGTACAACTTCTCCTGTAGGAATACTTCATGCTTATTCAACCTCTGCACCTGTTATAGAAAGCCCTTCTAATGCAGCTATAATAATTAGAAGAAATGATAATACAAACTATTCATCACTTCTTAAATACCATTCAGGTAATTCAGAAAAGTTTGTAGCAGGGTTGTCTGATGCAGGGGATTTTACAAACTCTACAGGTGAGGAATATTTTATCGGTACAACCAAAACAAATCCTTTATTAGTATTAAAGAACGATGGTAAATTAGGTATAGGTACAACATCACCATCATATAAATTAGATGTAAGTGGTAGCGGTAATTTTACAGATGGATTAGACATAACAGGCTCTCTTAATGTAACAGCAGGTAACGTAGGTATAGGAACTAATGTACCTTCCTCAAGACTCCAAGTTAAAGGTTCAGGTACAACATCCTCAACTACAGCTTTAAGAGTAGAAAATGCAAATTCATCTGCTTCTTTAGTTATAACAGATGATAGTTTAATTCAAGTAGATAATCCACCTTTTACAACTTCAACAGCAGCTGATTTTGAAGGTATACTTTTAAGTAATACTGCTGAAATTAGGAGTAATAGCAATGCTTCGGGTAGAGTAGCTGGGTTTAGATTATTTAACCCTAGTACTTCAACTGGTCAATTAGAATTATATAGAGCAGGAGTAGTAACTACCCAATTAACATCAGGTGACCAAACTTCTAATAACTATTCTTTTGTAACCTATGGTAACTTTGGATTGGGTACTTCAACACCTGATAAAGGTAAGTTAGTAATATCAAGTAATTCAATTAGAACTGTCGCAGAATCTATACTGTATGTAACAGGTAGTACTTCAGATAGTTACGATTTAGCAAGATTTGTATCCGATGATACTGCTAGAGTAGTTATTACTAATAGTGGAAGTGTAGGTATAGGTACAACATCACCCACCGAAAAACTAACCATAGAAGGTAACATATCAGCATCAGGAGATTTAGCAATTCAAGGATTTCCAAGTGTATCCGCATCCTTGGCATCATCAGGAGGTGGAGGTGGTGGTTCTCAAACCCTACAACAAGTATTAGATACAGGTAATACCGCAGCATCTGATATGACCCTTAACGGGGAATTAAATGTAAACGGAATCCAATTCACCACCTCTAGCAATGAACAATCTCTTGGTATAGGTAATAATGTATTAAGTAATAATACAGGAACTGATGTTACTGCTATCGGAAGAATAGCAGGTCAAAACAATTCAGGCTCTAATTGTGTTATGATTGGGGAAAGTGCTGGTTCAAATAATAGCGGTAGTTCTACTGTTATGATTGGAGAACTTGCAGGTTCATTAAACAAAGGTAATGATTGTGTACTTATAGGTTACACAGCAGGTGCTAATAACTTTGGTAATCAACAAGTCTTTATAGGATTTAATGCAGGTAAAAACCAATATTCTGGATCAGTAAGTGGTGTTGATGCTACTAATAATGTAAGTATAGGATTTAGAGCAGGAGAATTTAGTTCTGGGAGTAATGTCTTGGTAGGTGCTGACACTGGTAGAAATAATCAAGGAACTAATAATGCATTTATAGGATCAGGAAACGCCGCAGGAGGAGCTAACACAGGAGATGGAAATATTGGAATTGGTGCAAATGCTCTTTCCACAAACCAGGGGGATCATAATATAGCATTTGGTAGAGATGCATTAAAAGTTAATGAAAGAGATTATAGTGTAGCAATAGGTCATAGTACCCTTAAAAATCAAACAACTGGTCAATATAATATTGCTATAGGAAGGGATGCCGGTGCTAATGGTGCTGCGGCTCTTACGGGGCAACAAAATATTTTTATTGGATATGATGTTACTTATGGAAATTCATCAGGTGGTTTACTAGGGGCAATTGGTATAGGGAATTCTATTGATTTAACTCAATCTTATTCCATTGTATTAGGTAGACCAACTTATACTTATATGAAAGTAGGAATAGGAACTTCTACACCTACTGCTAGACTTCATGTAAAAAGTGGATTTACAACTAGCGCCCAAATGGCTTTCCTTGTTGAAGATTCAAATGGAACTGATTTATTCAAAGTAACATCTGATGGTAGAATAGGTATACCCATTTCAGTAACACCATCAGGTACCTCAGATTCACAAGGAAGTCAAGGTGATATATCTTATGATGATGATTATTTTTATGTAAAAACTTCTGCTGGTTGGAAAAGAGCAGCATTATCAACTTTCTAATAATAAAAACAAAAAACAAATGGCTATACAAGCAACTTCAACATTCGAATATAATTCCGGAGTATACACAAACCCTTACTTTAGAATTGTTTTAAATTTACCACAAGATGGTCAACAAACCCCAGTAGACTGTTTTATGTATTCTTCACAAGATGCATATATTTCTGGAAGTGGGCAAATTGCATGTTTTCCTTTCTATATTAATAATGCATCAGCTTCAGTTGATAACAGCGGAGATAATGTAATTAACAAATACCTCTTGTTTGTTACAGAACAAATTACAGGTTCATTAGAAACAATGTCTTCAGGTTCTACATTTAATATTATTGAGATACCAACTCTCTAATATTTATAACAAAAACCAATGGCAAATATCTCTATCTGGCCTGGCTCATCCTCATTCTCCCCAGGTGATACTCCAAGAGGTTTATATGATACAGACTCAGATTTCCAATCTGATGCGGATAAAGTTGCAAATTTTTGTGCTAGAAGATTAGGATATCCTCTAGTTGATGTAGAATTGCAAGACTTAAACTTTTATACTGCTTTTGAGGAAGCCATTACCACTTATGGAAATGAGCTTTATGCTTATAAAGTTAAAGAAGATTATTTATCTTTAGAGGGAGCTCCTACATCATCTAACTTAAATCATTCGTTAGCTACGCCGAATTTAGGTCCTGTAGTGCGTTTATCCGAACAGTATGCTACCGAGGCTGGAACTGGAGGAAACGTTGATTATAGAACAGGTTCTTTTACATTAACATCTTCTATCCAAGACTACGATTTCGATACTTTCGCTTCCCAAAACGGAATTACAGGAAGTGATATGGAGATTAAAAAAGTATTTTATGAGCCTTCTCCTGCGATTGAAAGGTTTTATGATCCATTTGCTGGAACTGGATATGGTTTTGTAGGTTTAATGGATGCTTTTGGATTTGGTGGATTCTCTCCTGCTGTACAATTCTTAATGATGCCTTTAAGCTTTGACATGGCAAGAATGCAACAAATTGAAATGGCAGATACTGTAAGAAGGTCTAACCATACCTTCCAGATCAGAAACAATAAATTAAAAATATTCCCTATTCCAAAATCAGGAGATCAAGGCTCTAAATTATATTTTGAATACATTTTAAAATCTGATCGTTTAGCAACTGCTACCCAAGATGCTTCAGATAAAATTACAAATGTTTCAAATGTTCCATATACTAACCCTGTTTACCTACAAATAAACTCGATAGGAAGACAGTGGATTTTTGAATATACATTGGCATTAGCTAAAGAAATGTTAGGATATGTGAGAGGAAAATATTCAACTGTACCTATCCCAAATTCTGATGTAACTTTAAACCAAGGGGATTTGATTTCTGCTGCTACAGCAGAGAAAAATGCCTTAATAGAAAAGCTAAGAGGATACTTTGATGAAACTTCAAGAAAATCTTTATTAGAAAGAAAATCACAAGAAGGAGATTTTAAACAACAGGAACTTAATAAGGTTCCTATGACAATTTTTGTAGGATGATTAAATTAAAACAAATTTTAAGCGAGATTTTAAACACTTACTCTGTAGAGGGTTATATTTTATCTGACCGTAAAGAAAATGTAAGTGATATTAATGCCCAAATTAGAGCTCTAGAGAAAGTCACCATTGTAGATAACATTACCCCAGAGGACTATCCACAAAAGGAAAATATAGAATATACTAAAATTAAAATCAAGTTTATTACCCACACAAACGATCCTAAACAAGATATAGAAAATTTTAGGAAAGAAATTTTAACTTCGGATGAAGGAAATGTAAGAATAGCTGGGGTAAGATCGGTAAAATTTAACTTAGATTCCCTTAAAAGAATATAATGGCACTTTTTGGAGGCGAAAGAGACATATCATTATTTAGACATTTAAACCGTGAATTGGTCAATGATATTGTTCAACAACAGTTAGGAATCTATAAGTTAGAACTTTCTGCTACTACCTCTAATATTTACGGGGAATCTATGGATAAAACCTATAGAGATCCTGTTTTAATTAATGGATTAATTGTAAGAGGAGACCAAAATATTACAGATGATGATTTTGGTCCTGATTTAAAAAGAGACTTTAAATTTTCAGTATTAAGAGCAGACTTAGTAGATGTAGATTTAGTATGTGAAATAGGAGATATTGTATTGTGGAATGATTTATACTTTGAAGTTCATCAAATTATAGAAAATCAATTATTCGTAGGTAAAAACCCTGACTATGCTTATGGGGATAATGAATATCTTAAAAAGTTTGGTACTTCACTTTCAATCAACTTAGATACCCATTTAGTAAGACCAGATGTAGTAGGAATAAAACAAACTAGACTTTAATGGCTAAAAGAAAACCTATACCAAAAACCCAAAAAGAACTCGCAGCAGAATTAACTAATAATCCTGTTGATACTTCTTATACTAAAAGGGATTTTAATAGGGCTTTAAATACTAAAGTAACACATAAAGATCCTAAACCCTTTACTGTGGGTATTCAGGATATTGACGAGTCTATTTTATTTTATTTTCAAAATGTAATTAAACCCACCATTTCTAAAAATGGTCAAAATTTAGAAGTCCCCATCTATTACGGTTCCCCAGAAAGATGGTCTGCTATACAAAAAGATGGGTTTATGAGAGGGAGAGATGGTCAACTTTTAATCCCTGCAGTCGTATTTAAACGTACTAATATGACTCGTCAAAGATATACTAATAAAATATTAAGCTTAGACAATCAGGTTCAAAATTTTTATACATTTCAACCAAAATTCACCAAAGAAAATGCTTATGATAATTTCTTTGCTGAAAACGGGTTAAATAATAGAAAACCTACTCAAAAAACCATTTTATCTGTAGTTCCTGATTTTGTAACTATGAATTATTCATGTGTGATTTTTACAGATTTTGTAGAACATATGAATAAAATCACAGAAGCTATAAATTATGCCTCTGATTCGTATTGGGGTGATCCTGCTAGGTTTAAATTTAAATCCTCAATTGATAGTTTTTCTTCAACAGTAGAATTACAAGCAGGAGAACAAAGAGCAGTAAAAACCACCTTTGATATTAAATTACAAGGCTACCTAATCCCAGATGTAGCAATTAAAGATTTATCTTACGATAGAGTAACATATTCACCTTCTAAGATAATATTTACAATGGAGACTGTTTCAGGGGTTGAAACATTCACCGAACAACAGGTAGTAATAGAACAATTAGATAGCTCACTAGAGGGTGGGGGGGATTTAGGATAAAAATTATGTCAACATTTTCATCAACAGAAATTACTGAAGCTTCAAGTACTACTTTTGTAGGTATTACTGGTTCTATATTTAATAGTTCAAGTTTAGATGAATCTGGTTCACAAGAAATACTTCAACCTTACTATATGGAGATTTTAGTTGATCCTGATAGAAGAGGAGAAGCTTATCAATACGATCCTCAAACAGATACCCATCAATTTAAAATAAATTATTCTGACCAAAAAGGGCCTGATAATGGTCTCCAACTTCGATCAGAGTATAATTATTTTACTACTCATTCATTTCAAGTAAGATTCCTTAAATTCAATGGGGTAGACGGAGAATTTTGTCAAACCTTTTCCCAACATGACCCTCCTTCAATCGCTGCGGAGTATGATTTAGGGCTAGCTAGTGGATATAGATCCCAATTAGCTAATAATATTAAGTATGAGGGTACTAAAAAATTCTTCTCTCTAAAACTTAGAGCATCAAACCCAGACCCAAACGTTGTTTCTGATCAAGTCTTTATTTTATCATCTTCATTAGAGATGGGAGAATGGTTTGATGTAGAATATCGTTACACTTGGGGTGCTAATAGAAATTCGACGGTAATCGGAAAAATAAATAACGAAACTGTAGTTCAGGAAAACGTAGATACTCTTTGGAACCAAAATGAAACCTTTTATGTTTTAATAGGATGCTACCAGGATGGTGATATTGGAAAAAAAGGAATAGAAACTATTACTCAAGTTCGTAATTATAAGATGGGTGATTCTTCGGGAATGTTTCAAGTTTTACCTAATTATGATAAACAAATTAGTGATAAAAATAATGAACCTCCTAATAATATTTCTTTTCCATTAGACCCAAGGTCATCTGCCCAAAACGTTAATGGTTCAAATCCTTATTAAATATGCCTCAATATCTTTTAAAAAATATACCTGTATCAGACCAATATGTAGAAGGGTCTTATCAATATGTTTCTGAAGTATGGAGAGACCCAAATAAACCAGGTGCATACAAATACATAAATAGAGAGAATAAAGCAAGAACTAAATTACAAGGAGTAACAGGTAAAAAACATGTTTTTACAGTAAGTGATGATAAGGTAGCAGGTAGAAATGCTGCTTATTTAAGATTATTCACTACTAATTTAGTTAGATTCTCTTTTAATCTATCCATCCCAGATAGTTCAAGTATGGACTTACAAGATGCTGAGGATTTTATTACTGTTTTCCAAATGGAACATCCTTTGTTTTCCGCTAACGAATACCGAAAAGGACATTCATATGCTTGGGATACCCCAGCTAAAGTTCATATTAAAAAAGATATTGCAGCATCAACCTCCGCGGGATTTGATAAATACTATTGCGAATGTGTTTATAGAGAATTAGAAGTATCAGGAAGTTGGGCTGACTATCAATCAGGTAAAAAATACCCTCCACCTTCATATCCTACCTCTTCAGATCTTCCCGCAGGATATAGACCTTTTCATATCCCAACTTCATTTTACCCACCCTCCGAAAAAACTTTACAAACTTCGTCTTTATTTATACAAGGAGATACTATACTAATAGCATGTGTTTTTGATTTACAGAAACAAATGGGAGGGAGAATTATTAGTATTTTTAATACCCCTTTAGATGATGTAGATAGGGAAAGAGATACTCCTGCTGATTGGGGTTCAATGGAAATGTCAAGGTATTATCCTAATTATGGACTAGAGTTATCTCCCTCAGTTGCCGCTAGAGGCAATACAAACATAATTGAAATATATGACCCTACAATAGGAGAAAATATTACAGCAGTTCCTGATCTCTATACTAGCAATTTTATTACATTTGCATCTCAATCATTTATAGAGGACTACGAATACCCATTACCATCTCCGGAATATGGGTTAAAAGCATTAGATACAAATATTCTTTTTAATTGGGATCCTACAGATTTAACAACCCCATCAGGATCCGAAGGAACAAGTACAAACAAAGTTACTACACTAGTATCCCCTCAAGGTAAAAGATATAAATCACCCCCAGGAGGTGGAGGAACTAGTAAATTAATTAATGCTCATATAGTACCTGATTTTGGTAGAGTTAAAACTTTTAATGAAGTTGAATTTTTATTTAGTAAAGATGTCCATTCAGTACAAACGGAAAATAAAGTCTCCATAACTTCTTTTTATAACAAGATAAAATCAACCCCAGTTTAATAATATTTATTATAAAATGGCGGATAATACAAAATCTGTAGATCAAAATAAGGTGCCTAGAATTGGAAGTAAATCTCCAACTCAAATACCTTCTCAAATACAGGTTAGATATGAACCTCCTATTATAGAAGCTGGGGGAGAAATAACAGAATAAAACATGGCAAAAAGAAATAATAGATTAATTTTACCTGATTTTTTTGGAACTAAATCTACTTTAGAAAATAATTCTATAGTAAATACAACATCCCCATTACAACCAGGAGAAACTATATTTGAAAAGGATACAGGACAATTTAAAACGAATTTAACTGATTCTACTCTAGCTTGGAATTCCTCATCATACACAGGTAATACAATTAGATTTGAAGATTTAACAGCTTTAAGGGCATATGAGTATCCTTTGGCAAATCAATTATTTCATACTGTATCACCCCAAAGATTTTTTTATTACGACGCAACCGATTCTACTTCCACAGATAATAGTGTAGATGTAATTACTACAGTAGGAGGGAAAAGATATAAGCAATTTTCCAATTTTCCATTTACAGGTAGTGCATCCGTATCAGGTAGTTTAACTGTATCAGGTAGTTTTATATTTAGTGGAACGGGTTCAACTCCTTTTTCTATAGCTAATCTTCCGACTATTGATCCGGGTGTAGCGGGAGCTCTTTATACAACAGGAAGTGAATTTTTTGGGTCGGATGCGGGCACCGGTAAAAAAGTATTAATGATCTCATAAAATGGCAGTATACAAAATATTTCCTGAAAAAGACGCAACTCTATACTCTGCTTACCCTACAATGAATACCGGAAGGGATGAGATTTTAGAAATAGCAAATCTCCAACCTGAAAATTCAAATGTTCCCGAAGACGTAAGAAGAACATTAATTAAATTTTCTGAAGGGGATATAAACGAAGTTATAACTAATGACATCCCCACAGATTTAGTAGCGTCTGAATCATATTCGGCTTCATTAAGATTATTTATAGCGGATGCTACTTCTATCCCTACAGATTATAATATTGAAGCCTATCCTGTGTGGATAGGAGTAAATGCCAAAACCTATGAAATGGGGACAGGAAAATTTCTGGATTCTCCTCAAACCACAAATGGTGTTTCTTGGGTTTATAGAATTAAAAGTGGAAGTGAACAATGGACTCTAGACCCAGATGAACTACCTAGTGGAGTAGCCTTAGATTATGGAACTACCCCTGGGGGTGGGAATTGGTATATTAATAATTCTGTTTATGATAATATCTTTACTAATCAAAGATTTTTTTATAATGATGATCAAGATATTAATATAGATGTTACTGATTCTATTAAAGCATTTTATACGGCGTCATTAAGTAGTCCTTCTAATATAGTTGAGGGTGGTATAATAAATGATGGGTTTATATTAAAACTTCCATCTACAGTTGAATTTTCAGATGCCTATATGGGTCTAAAATTCTTTTCAGTAGATACTCATACAATATACCCTCCCTGTTTAGAATTAAAGTGGAATGATACTGTATATTCTACAGGTTCACTATCTACAATCTCACAAACCCCATTTGTAATAACATTTAAATCAAACCAACCTAAATACACCCAGGGTTCTACCCAAAGATTCAGATTAAACGTGCGTCCCCAATTCCCAACACGTACATTCCAAACTTCATCAGTGTATTTAAATAATCATTATTTACCTCAAGAATCATTTTACGCAATAAAAGATTTAGATACAGGTGAATTTATAATAAATTTTGATAATACATGCACTAAAATATCAGCAGACAGTACTTCAAGTTATTTTGATGTATTTATGAATGGGTTACAACCCGAGAGATATTATAAAGTATGTATTAAAACTACTATTGATGGTAGTACAGTTATATTAAGTGAAGGTTTAACGTTTAAAGTAAGTTTATAAAATGGAATCAGTAAAATTAGAACAAGAAGAAATCCAAAAATTATCTAAAATTCAAGAACACCAACAAAATTTTATTGTTGAGTTAGGTAGACTAGAGTATGATATTACACTTTTAGAATTTCAAAAAGACAAAATCCAAGAAGAAATAGAGCAGTTAGCTCAATCCTCCCAAGACCTAGCTAAAGAACTCGAAACTAAGTATGGGGCGGGTACCATAAATATGGAAAAAGGAGAGTTTTATAAACAATAGTTCTTTTGACAAAGTAAATAATATTTATAATCAAAAATACTAAAAAATGGCAGAAGTCCTTCTTTCACCTGGTGTTTTAACAAGAGAAAACGACCAGTCCTTCTTAACACAGCAACCCATTCAAGCAGGAGCTTGTATTGTGGGTCCTACAGCAAAAGGTCCTACTACTCCTACTTTAGTCCGCTCATATTCTGATTATGTAAACAGATTTGGTACTACTATAGTTTCGGGTTCACAGGTATACTCATATTTTACAAATATCTCAGCCCAAAATTATTTTAATAATGGTGGTACTACTTTATTAGTAGCAAGAGTTACCTCAGGTACATTTACCTCAGCAACATCTTCGTATATAGCAACCGGATCAGGAGCTGCTACTAATACTTCCCCATTCACACTAAGAACTCTCTCAGAAGGGGCTATAATGAATACCGGAGATACTGAAGGAACTAATAATACTTTAGCTTCAGGATCAATTGATAATGTTAGGTGGGAAATACCTACAGTAAATACAGCCTCAGGTGAATTTTCACTATTAATTAGACAGGGTAGTGACAGTCAAACAGAAAAAGTAGTTTTAGAATCTTATGATGGTTTATCATTAGATCCTAAATCATCTAATTTTATTTCTAAAGTAATAGGTAATACTAGAGAATCTGTAGTAACCACAGCTGATGGAACTTTTATTCAAGTATCAGGTAGTTTTCCAAACACTTCTAGATATGTAATAGTAGATAAAGTCCATGCTTTAACTCCTGATTATTTAGATAATAATGGAACTGCAAAAACTATTTTCACAGGTTCTTTACCTTCTGTTTCAAGTGGTTCATTTGGTGGAGCTTTAGGAAATCAATTTAAAGCTTCTGAGGAAGCCTTATTCTATCAGAATATTGCAGCAGGCAATATCCAGGGATTAGATGATACTGATTACGCAACTACTTTTACTTTATTGAATAATAAAGATGAATATCAATTCAATGTAATCTCAGCTCCTGGTATTACTAGAGATTTACATCCCACCCAATTTAACTCTTTAGTTAATTTAGCCCAAACTAGAACAGATACAATCGCAGTAGCTGATTTAGTAGGATACAATTCAACAATTGGAGCTGTAACTACACAAGCAGGAAATGTAAATAGCTCATATGCTGCTTCATATTGGCCATGGGTACAAATTAATGACCCTGATACAGGAGAATATGTATTTGTCCCTGCTTCAACATTAATCCCAGGTGTATATGCATTTAACGATTCTGTTGCAGAACCTTGGTTTGCACCCGCGGGTATTAACAGAGGTGGATTAGATACAGTAGTACGTCCTGAGAAGAAATTAACTCAATCAAATAGAGATACTTTATACGGTGGTAAAGTAAATCCAATTGCAGTATTTCCTAATACAGGAACGGTAGTATTTGGTCAGAAAACATTACAGAAAAAAGCATCTGCTTTAGACCGCGTAAATGTTAGAAGACTGTTAATTGCTCTTAAATCATTTATTGGTCAAACAGCCGCTAACTTAGTATTTGAACAAAATACTATCACCACAAGAAACAACTTCTTAACTCAAGTAAACCCATATTTAGAATCAGTTCAACAAAGACAGGGATTATTTGCCTTTAGAGTTGTAATGGATGATACAAATAATACACCTGATGTAATCGACAGAAATCAATTAGTTGGTCAGATTTTCTTACAGCCAACTAGAACAGCAGAATTTATTGTACTTGATTTCAACGTGTTGCCTACAGGAGTTGAATTTCCATCTTAAAAACGTAACTTAGTAATATTTATAAACAAAATATAAAATGGCAGTATTAGATCCGAACGAAATTTTCTTCACAGCATTTGAGCCTAAAGTAAAAAATAGGTTTATCGCTTATATTGATGGATTTCCTTCTTATATAATTAAAGGAGTAAACGCAGTCACTATCGATAATGGAGAACAAGTATTAAACCACATTAACGTTTACCGTAAAGTAAAAGGTAAGTCAAAGTGGGGTGATGTGCAGTTTACATTATACGATCCAATTACTCCTTCAGGTGCTCAAGCAATGATCGAATGGATCAGATTACACCATGAATCTGTAACAGGTAGAGATGGTTATTCCGATTTCTATAAGAAAGATATTACATTCAATGTAATTGATCCTGTAGGCTCTATCATCTCAGAGTGGATTATGAAAGGTGCTTTCATTAAAACCGCTAACTGGGGTGATTATTCATATGATGAAGATGGTACAATCCAAAACCTTACAATGACTGTAGGTATGGATTACTGTGTATTGAACTTCTAATACTTCGCTGCTACCTTAGGTAGTTAATAAAAACCCTGACTACGAGTTGGTCGGGGTTTTTTGTTTTCGTATATTTATAAACAAAATGTTTTATGTCTGAACTAAAGTTCCCTACAGAAATTATAGATTTACCCTCAAAGGGTTTACTATATCCCAAAGAAAATCCATTGTCTTCAGGTCAAGTTGAAATGAAATACATGACCGCTAAAGAAGAAGATATTTTAACCAACCAAGCTTACATTAATAAAGGAATTGTACTAGATAAACTTATTGAATCTCTAGTAGTTTCTCCTATCAATGTAAATGATCTACTTGTAGGTGATAAAAATGCCATTTTAGTAGCCTCTAGAGTACTAGGTTATGGTAAAGAATATGAATTTACATATGATGGTGAAAAGCTTGAAGTCGATTTATCTACCCTAGATAATAAACCTTTAAACGAGGAATTATTTAAAGATGGAGTTAATAATTTTGATTTTATTTGCCCTACCTCAGGTACTAAAATTACCTTCAAATATATTACCGGACACGACGAAAAGAAAATTGATAGAACTGTTGCAGGTTATAAAAAACTCAATAAAGATGCCTCCCCAGAACTATCAACTCGTTTGAAGTATATTATTACCTCAGTAGAAGGTGATTCAGAGCAAAAAACAATTAACGATTTTGTAGATAACTATCTTTTAGCTCGCGATTCAAGAGCCTTAAGAGAGTATATTAAAAAAATTCAACCCGACGTTGATCTTACATTCGTTGCCCCGGATGGTGAGGTAGTTGACATTCCGATGGGATTAAGCTTTTTTTGGCCTGACCTCTGAGCTAGCACCTCAAGTCAGATTCAACATATTTAGACAAATCCATGAAATTATTTTTCATGGGAAAGGAGGATATGATTATCCTACAGTGTATAGCATGCCCATTTGGCTCAGAAAATACACCTACTCCCAGATTAATGAATTCTATGAGAAACAAGCTAAATCATATGAGGATGCCTCTAAAGGATCAAACACCCAAACAGCTATCGATACCGATGGTAAGGTAAATCCACAAGCATTCCGCGAAAATCAGGTTGTAGAACGCAAGCCAACCTATTCAACAAGGGCATCTAAAAAATGATGCCCTTCAATATTTATAACAAAATACCCTAATGTCCAAGAAAGAAGAACAAGAAAGGCTAGGCATTGTACAAGAAATAGCTAATGTTGTTATTGCTCAAACTAAGGAATTAAAGGAGCAATCTATAGAAAGAAATAAAATTCGATCTCTTGCTAGGGAAACAGTTAAATTAGCCGAAGAACAATTATTTTTTGACAAAGATTCTGTAGCTACCCAAGAGGGTTTAGATGCTGTATTAAAAAAACAAGCTCAAACCCAAGAAGCTCTAAAAAGAATAAAAGCTCAAAAGAACACTTTAGATGTCAAAGATAAAAAGCTTAAGGCAGAACTACTTAAAAATTTAAAAGAACAAAGAAAAGAACTTAAGAAAATAAATCAAAATTATCAGGAACAAGTTGAATTAGGGGAAAAAGTACAAAAGAATTTTGGTGTTAAAGTTATGGACTCTCTAGAAGACATAGCTACCAAAATTCCAGGCCTAAGAAAATTCTCAGGACCTTTTAAGGAGGCCTCACAATCAGCAAGAAAACAAGCTTTACATTTAGCTAAAGGTGGAAAAGGAATGGGTGCACTTGCCAAAGGTGCAGGTACTCTCCTTAAAAGAATGGGCCCACTTGCTCTTTTAGGGGCAGTTACTAGTTTCTTTAAAATGTTAGTAGCATCTGATAAAGCTATTGAAGATCTAGCTAGGAGTACTAATATATCATATGGTGAATCCCAAAAATTAAGGCAAGAATTTTTAGGAATCCAACAAACTTCCAACTCTCTTTTTATCAATATGGAAAGAGTCGGGAAGGCTTTCCAAGATATTAGTACAACATTAGGAACAGGGGGAAATGTTATTGGAAAATCTAAAGAATTATTAGCTACTTTTGCAGATATCCAAGGAAGAACTGGTATGACTAGTGACCAGTTAATGGGAATAGCTGATCTTGCTTTAACCACCAGTGGTAATTTAGAAGGGGTTACTAAAGAGTTTTTAGCTCAAGCTAAACTTACTTCAATAAATAATGGAGTATTACTAAATACTAAAACTTTAATGGCAGATATTTCTAATGTTTCAGCTGCCACTACATTATCATTAGGAAAAAACCCACCAGCAATAGCTAGAGCAGTAGCAGAAGCTAAATCATTAGGGTTTGAACTAAATAGAATAGAATCTATTCAATCTTCTTTATTAGATTTTGAATCCTCTATTGCGGCAGAATTAGAAGCTGAAGTTTTATTAGGAAAGGATCTTAATTTAAATAAAGCAAGGGAAGCTGCTTTAAATAATGATTTAGGCACATTAGCCAGAGAAATATCTAGAGAAGCAGGAACTTCAGCTGAATTTACTAAAATGAACTTTATCCAACAGGAAGCAATTGCTAAAGCTGTTGGGATGAATCGTGAAGAATTAGCTAAAATTTTATTTGTTCAAGAAAAAATAGCTAATTTTTCAGGTGACGCCGCTGAAGAAAATAAAAAACTCCTTAATGACAGAATTAAAGCCGTAGGATTAGAACAAGCTATGGCCGAATTCAAAGAAGGTGAATTTAAAACATTAAAAGAACAAGCTGGGATTTCAACAACTCTTAATGAGTTAATGCAAAATCTTCAAAAACTTATAGCTGGAAATGCCGAAAAAATATTAGGTCTTGCAGAATCTCTTATATCAAGCATAGATACTGTTGGGAATTTTATTACCAAGAGTTCTGGGTTTTTTAATATGTTCGCAGGATCAGTTTCTTTCAACCCAGCTCTAGTAGCTAAAGGTAGGGCGCAAATCGCCATCGCGGAATCAGAAAATATTAATGATGGTGTAATTACCCCAACAAATGGTTTAGTTGTATCCTCAGGTGCTGGCAGTATAAACTTAGCCTCTAACGATTCAATAGTAGGAAATAAAAATGGTATTATAGCAGGCACCAACCTATTTGATATTTCACCATTAGTTACAGAAATGCAACAAATGAGAGCTATAATGGCCCAAATTTTAAGTAAAGATACAAATGTATACCTTGATGCAGATAAGGTAGGTACCTCATTTAATATTAATACTGTTAGTATTCAATAATATTTATAAACAAAATGTCGCTTAAAGATAAAACCTCAATATATCAGCCACTCACTCCCAAAACTCGAAAGGCAGGAAGCGCTTTTGGTAATTTACTTAACCAAGCAATCGTAGTAAAGAATGCTTCGCAAACAGGTAAATCCCCAAATTCAGACTTGTTACCCCAAGCTACTAACATAAAAAGTAATTTTGTTGAAGGTAATCCAACCTCAACAAAGTTTTCACAAACTGTATCCGTTAATAGTGTTTCCCCTACTTTCCATAAATCATCCCTTCCACCAAGAGATAAAGGAACATCAAATAACTTTGTCCAAGGTGATAGAAGATCTAATAAAATTTTACAAGGTACTACAGTCAGAAGTAATTCCCCAATAGGTAATCCATCTACAGGGAAAACTAACCAAACTAATAATGCCTTTTTTAATGTAGGTAAAGCTAGTCAATTCTCTACCTCAGGAGATTTTATTAATTCTTTTTCTGGTAAAAAAGTATCGTCAGGAGCAACTGTTCCCCCTACATTTACTTTTATGGAATTATTTTTCCAAAGGGTTGGAACCTCTGGTGGAACTGAAGAAAATACTACTCCAATAAATACCTTTTTTACTAAAATTAATACAGTTGAAGTTTAATGCCTTTAATAGATCTAAAATCTAGGTTAAGTGATTTAAAGTACGGTAAAGATAGACCCGGAGGGGGCAATTCTGTCCCACTTCAACCCTTTGTCAGAAAATCCCCCCCTAGTGGGAGATCAGTTAAATCACCTGATTTTTTAGTAAGAAATGGATTTTTATTTCCATTTTCTTTAATAGACGACTTTATTAGAGTAGGAACTTATTTTACTTCGGTTGATGGTTTACTTTTTATAGCAAAACAAAATGCTTTGGCATTAACTTCTCCAACTAAAAGTAAAACAGTTTTAGAATTTTTAAAAAGAGATGCTTATAGTCCTATAACCTCATTAGCTCAAGTTGCTCTATCAGGGTTAGGAGTCCATTTTACAGGAAAAGGTTTTAATCCTGTGGGGAATATTGATTACATCCCACCTATTAAAGAAAGAACATCCAGAGTTGGATATTCAAGATCACCAGGCCTTATAGATCCACCAGGTATTAGCTTTAAAGGTGTTCCTGATGAGGTAAAACAGAAAAAAGATCCATTTAAAACTAAAGGAATTGATTCTGAACCTTTAGATAAAGTTAATGCTCTTTCTATTTATAAAAGTAGTGATGTAGATAATACAAAACCTATTAATGATTTTATAAAATTTAGAATAGCAGCTATAGACAATGTAAACCCAACCCAAAAAGAGTATATTCATTTTAGAGCATTTTTAAATGGGTTTACAGATAATTATAGTGCCCAATGGAATGGGTTTAGATACCCAAATAGAGGTGAACAATTTTATAAATATGGTGGGTTTGATAGAACTTTTTCATTAACTTGGACAGTATATGCCCAATCAAAGGCAGAATTGATTCCTATGTACCAAAAGTTAAACTTTCTAGCTTCCCTTTTAGCACCTGATTATGGTACAAATGGGTTTATGAAAGGAAATTTAATAGAACTTACAGTTGGTGGTTACCTCTTCAACCAACCCGGCTTTATTACTAGCTTAACTTATACAGCCCCAGAAGATACACCATATGAAATAGGGGTGGTTAATTCTCCCCCATTATCTATTGGGGGTGAAGGAGAACAAGACCTTTCAGTAAAAGAATTACCTTATAGAATTAATGTAAGTACTTTTAACTTTACACCAATCCATAACTTTGTTCCTGAAAAACAAAAGAACTTATATAATGGTTTAGGTAATTCTATTTCAGAATTTGGAAACCAAAGATATATAGCTTTACAATCCGAAAATAATAATTATTCTAGTGATGCAGGTGTAAGACCAAATGGGGGTAAAATTGATTCTAAAGTATTAATTAATAAACCTGTAAATTCTAATGGCTAATCGTTATAATACAATACCACAAACTAGAATTGAAGGAAAACGTGTTTACCAAAATGTTAAATATCCTGACATTCCGTTATCTGAAAATGATATTTATGTGCAATCATCTCAAGGAGATAGATTCGATATTTTAGCACAACAATACTATGGTGATTCATCTCTATGGTGGGTTATTTCTTCTGCTAATAATGATTTACCACAGGATTCTTTAGTAATACCTTTAAGACAACAAATTAGAATCCCCTCAAATCCCTCAATAGCTATCCAGCTATTTGAATCTTTAAATTCTTAAGTTATGGGAAATATTGTAGGAGAACCTTTTCCTTCATTTGTAAAAAATCAAGTCGATTCTCGCCAAAAGGTTTATGGTAAAAAAGACAGGGATGTAAAAGACTTACAATATCTAAATAATAGAACCTCTTGGATTAAATTAGGTTCTTCAATTAATATAGATGAATTTTCTAAAAAATATAGAGATTTAGGAGAAGAGTATAGAGATAATGAATTAGCTAAACAGCTAGTTTTATTTGGTGGCTCACAAAACGATATTGGGGGTGCTGTTGATTTAAATTCTAATATAAATCGTTTTGGAAGAGATAGTTTAAGTACCGCTTATGGGTTTGGTGGGTTAGAGTTCGGTCAAGTTCCAATGCCTGGGATTCAGTCTGTAGAAACTAAAACTTTAAATAGAGGATCAATAAAAAGGGCAAATGTAACTATTGTAGCCCATAATCCTAAACAATTTGAATTAATAGAAATATTATATTTAAGATTAGGTTATCATGTTTTACTGGAGTATGGACATTCCTCATATTTGGATGATGATGGGGAATTACAAACCCAACCCCCAACCTTAATGAGTAAATTTTTAGATGGAGAATTTTCTACTCCATACCAAGTTTTAGATGCTATACAATCCCAAAAAGTTACAACTAGAGGAAATTATGATGCTCTATTAGGTAAAGTTGATAAATTTTTCTGGGAATTTAACCCGGATGGTACCTACAAAATCTCATTAAGTTTAGTATCTATAGGAGATGTAATTCAGTCTCTTAATTTAAATACTACTAAATCTTTTAATAAAGATACTGATGAACCTATAGAATTAAATTATAGAGGAAATGAATTGGCTAAACAATTTAAATCAAGAATTTCAGAACTTAAAAGGGTAAATACTGTACAAGGAAAAGAACCCCAAACCTCTGTTCTTACTTCTAAACTTCCTAATGGGTCTAAAATTGTTACATATAAAAAACATTCATTTACAGGAGAAAAGGGAACAACAACCGTAAAAAATAGGTTCTATTATATTAGATTTTCTGAATTTTTACGAGTCTTAGAAAAAAACTTAGTATTTACATTAGACCTAAATAATAAAATTCCTGCTTTAAAATTTGATACTGATATTGCTAGTAATTTAATGTATTATGATCCTAATGTATTTACTTTAGATCCTAGAATATGCACAGCGGATTATGAACTTCCTTTTTCGGATGAAACTAGATATTTATTTAACCAACATCTTCAATTTGATGCATTCGAAGAAAAAAATTTTAAAGCTGAAATAGGGGAAACTTCTTATGGAAGAATAATGAATATTTTTCTAGAAATGAATTTTATCTTAGATGTCTTGGAAAAAAATGTAGATGAAAATGGAAAGGTTCCTTTATTAAATTTTTTAAAGTCTATATTAAAAGAAGTAAATAATAATTTCTCCAACTCTACTGAATTAGACGTATTTTTAGATGAAACTACTAATAAAGTAAAAATTCTTGAACAAAGATCTCTTCCAAATTTAGAATCTATATTAAAACAATTTGAATTACCAAATTCAAATACAATATTTGACATTTATGGATATTCAAGTAATCAAACTTTAGGATTTGTAAAAACATTTAATTTTAAAACTGAAATATCAAACGCATTATCAACTACAATTTCGATAGGAGCTCAATCTAGTGGAACTATAAAAGGAGAAAATTTTAGTGCATTTTCAAATTGGAATAGAGGTTTAATAGATAGGATATCACCTGTAAAAAGTAACCCTTTAAGTTCTAAAAATTCTTTATCTCTTGATGATATAAAAAATCAAATTTCTTCTAAAGAAGAAGAACTAAATAAAACTAAAATAACTTTTTTGGGAGAATTATTAGGATATTCTTCCCCAGGAATTCCATCTTTCAAACCAACTTCCGTAAATTCTTTTTTAGATTTGCAAAAAGATTGTTATGAATTAGCAGAAGAAATTGAAAATCTTAAACAACAACAAAGAATACTTGAAGGTAATCAAGAAGGAAAAACGAACGAAAAAGTTTTTTCAAATTCTATAGCATTTTTACCCCTAAATTTATCTTTAACTTTAGATGGTCTCTCAGGATTTAAAATCTATCAATCTTTCCTTTTAAGACAAGGTTTATTACCCAAAAATTACCCAGACAACCTAAGATTTTTAATTAAAGGGGTTTCTAATACAATTAATTCCGAAGGATGGACTACTACAATAGAAACTTTATCACAGCCAACATTTACTAAAACTCCTAAACAATTAATCTTTGGGGATAAATTACCTTCAACAGATTTTGTTGTATTAGCCCGCCTTTCGGATATTATTGAAGAACAAATAGAAACTCCTAATGCTGATATATTAAGAGAAACTTTACAAAAGTTAGGATATAGTGAAAAAATAGGATCTTCAGATGGAACAGACCCCGGACCACAAATATCTAGTGGAGGGGATATTACCTCGAATATGGAAAAAGTTGCTTCTGCTGTACTTACTACTCTAAAACAAAAACTACCTAATCTTTCTATAGAAGTAACAGGTGGAAATGATTTATTCCACCAAAAACTCCAGGATTCAAAATCTAGACATAAAAAAGGTAATGGATTAGATTTTGTTATTAGTCCTAATAATCTTTCTAATGTAGAAAAAGTAGAAAGTATTTTACAGGGATATTCTGGGGGTTCTACTTCCGAACTTCCTATAAGATATTTAAATGAATACGCTACTAAAAGTAAAAATGCTACAGGAAATCATTTCCATTTATCAGTAGGGGCTGGGACTGAAGGACGAAAAGAATTCTTCCTTGCTAAAAGAGAAATAAGAAAGGGAAAAATCGAAAAGTTTGTAGTATGACATATTTTCCTAAATCCTCCACAATAAATAACCTATATTCTAATGGGGAACTCTTTAACCCTAAAACTAGAGATCCTTATGTAGGATATTATTATGAAACCCATAATGGAAAATATTTCGCAGGTAGAAATCCTAATGAGTTAGCTACTCAAATTGAGTTAATTATTATTACTAGTGAAGAATCTGATTTGTTCCAAATACAAGATTTAAGATTCTCTACTGCAAATAATATTAATTATTCTATCTTAAAAGAAGAATCTCAACAATTAGAAAAACTCCAACCATTCCTAAACTCTGTTCCCACTCCTACCCCCCAGGATTACCAAATAGGAGAATTCCAAAGATACTTTGCTAAAAAAGTAAATGAGGAAAAATACACAGAGATTTCTTTAACTACATTTAACGAGTTAAAAGCACAAGATCCAAAATATTTCTTTTCTCAATTCACACAATTTTCTTTACCTTGGAAATTAATAGGTGAAAAAGAACAAGTAGCTAGAACAAATAAAAACATAATCGAATTAACTGAGAGACAAAACAATGTATTTTTCCTTGGAAAATTCCTAAAATTTAATTACCTTCAGTTTTATAAAAACTAGGTTATGTTTTGGTTAATAGAGACTCCTGAACAATTTGAGGAGTTATGTTATAAAGGTTTTAAACAAGTGTATTTAGAGGTAGTGCCCTCTTTAGATTACATTAGCTGCATCTTTATAGCTACCCCTCAAAAAAATATATTTTATCAATTGACCATTCTGAGGCTTTATCCTTAGAGATAGATCCGGTTTTAAAATGGTTAGAGGGAATGGAAAAAATACAGGTAAAAAATAAGGTAGATACTATACAATATTTACCATTTAAAAATATAGAGGATATTTCAATGCAAACATCCCACCCCACCATACATCCATCCATATTTCAGGATATACAATCAAGAACACATAACATAAACTATACAGTGCCTATATCAAAGGTATTTGAAAAATGCGATGCAGCCTATGAGAAGGTAAAGCACTTACAATATAAACAATATTATGACTTCTATAACACTAAAGCATCAATCGTGTTCGGTGCCCTCTCTAAAAACGGCATACCAATTGACACAAAACTATTCGAGGACAAATATGAGTATAAACCACCCTCAGATCAAATTTACCCCGAATACAACTTTAAAACAGCAACCCGCAGACCCTCTTGTTTATACAATGGTATAAACTTTCTAGCGTTAAATAAAGAGGATGGTTCACGGGAGGTGATAAAGCCAAAGAACGATTGCGTTATAGAAATAGATATTTCATCTTACCATCCTACTATCTTAGCTAACTTAATAGGTTATAATTTTGGTGGAGAAAACATTCACCAACATTTTGCTGATCTATACGGAGTAGATTATAAAAAAGCTAAAGAGCTTACATTCAAGCAACTATATGGAGGAATATTTAAAGAATACAAAAACATAGAATTTTTCAAACAAACACAAACTTTTATAGATAATCTCCACTCCCAATATAACCAACAAGGTTATATAGAGTCTCCTATATCAAAATGGAGATTCGAAAAGGAAATTCTGGGGGAAATTAAGCCTCAAAAATTATTTAATTATTTATTGCAAGAGATAGAAACATCCCAGAATATTGGCTTGATGTGGGAAATATTTAAAACTTTAAATGGAAAAAATTCTTATTTATTTTTATACGTTTATGATGCGTTTGTCTTCGATTGGGATACCAAAGAGGATATTGAGGAAGTGGTTTCGATATTTAAAAAACGTGGTTTGGTAACCACCATCAAAACAGGAGAAACGTATAATTTGTAATATGTATAACAAAATATATGTTATGAATAAATTATATTGTACCTTTGTAGAAGAAGATCAAATTGAATCTAAAATTGAGGAATTAGGTACGCATTATTCTATCTTGAATAATAAGGTTTTCGCTTTATACATTAAATCAACTAATGAGTACGCTTTAACCTATAATATCGATAGGCAAGTAAATAGTGCTATCCCAACTAATACTATTCTAGTTCATAGAAAAAAAGAATCAAACACACTCTATACAATCAATGCTTTGAACGTGTTGATTAAAACTTTAAATGGAGGAGTAGTTGATACTAAATTCCCAATTCAGTGGATCCATTATAGAAATTGTATTTTACTTACAAATCATAATGATCTAAGACAATTAGATACAAAAGTCTACAAAATCTTTGAATTATAGTTTGGTGGCTTAATCCCCAATCATTATATTTAGTCTATTATTAACCTTAAAATTAATTATGGACTTAAATCAGATCAAATCAAAATTAGCTTCCATGCAACAGCCACAAGGTGGCACGAGAGAGAAGCGCGACTTTACCAAGATCTTCTGGAAACCAAGAGAAGAAGGTAAGTATCAAATCAGGATTGTTCCTTCCAAGAACAACAAAAACAACCCATTCCAGGAAGTATTTGTACACTATGGAATTAACAAGTATCCTATGTTTGCCCTTACAAATTGGAATGAAAAAGATCCTATTGTAGAGTTTGCAAAGCAACTTAGAACAACTTCCGATAAGGAAAATTGGCAACTCGCCAAAAAACTCGATCCAAAAATGCGTGTATACGCTCCTGTAATCGTCCGTGGAGAGGAGGATAAAGGAGTCCGTATGTGGGAATTTGGAAAAGAGATTTACATGCAGTTGTTAGGTATTGCAGATGATGAGGATTACGGAGATTTTACTGATGTGAATGAGGGACGTGATTTTACTGTTGAAGCCGTTAGAGGTGAAATTGCAGGTAGAATGGGTCTTAAAACTTCTATCCGTGTAAAGCCAAAAGTAACCACTTTGTCTGAAAACCCAACACAAGTAAGTCAGTTCCTAGCAGAACAGCCTGATGTTTTGGAAAATCAACGCAAATATTCATTTGATGATATGAAAACTATCCTCCAGAATTGGTTGAATCCTGAATCACAAGAAGATGAAGGTGATATCATTTCTGAAAAATCAGATGATTTTGACGGAGACTCTAAGACAAATTATTCTCTTAACAAGAAGGAATCAAAGTCACAGAAGTTTGAAAAGATGTTTGAGGACGATGATCTTCCATTTTAATCTATGGCTAGGAAGAAAAATGCTTCACTTACGGCTGCAGTAAGTGAGGAGCTCAAAAAGAGCTTTGATATCAATAAGTTTAAGACCCAGAAGGGTCTTGGAGGTAACGTAAAGTTTAAACCCCAAAAGTGGGTACCTCTTTCGGATGCGTTTCAGCAAACGACTTCCGTCCCCGGAATACCCTTAGGACACATTGTGCTCCTGAGGGGTCATTCCGATACAGGAAAAACTACTGCTCTGATTGAAGCAGCAGTCTCAGCTCAAAAAGCTAAAATCCTCCCAGTATTCATCATCACAGAGATGAAATGGAATTGGGAACACGCCATGCAAATGGGTCTTCAAGTCGAAGAGGTATGGGATGAAGAAACTGGGGAACTTGTTGATTATCGAGGTAATTTCTTGTATGCAGATAGAGAAACCCTCAACACAATCGAAGATGTTGCTGTCTTTATTGCAGATTTGATAGACGAACAAAAGAAAGGTAACCTCCCATATGACCTTATGTTCTTGTGGGATTCAATCGGATCCGTTCCTTGTGAAATGTCTGTTAAATCAAATAAAAACAACAATGAATGGAATGCGGGTGCAATGTCAACTCAATTTGGAAACAATATCAATCAGAGAATTACATTGTCCCGTAAAGAATCCTATCCATACACTAATACTCTAGTTTGTATTAATAAGGTATGGACAGCAAAAGCAGAATCACCTATGGGGCAACCTAAACTAATGAACAAAGGTGGATTTGCTATGTGGTTCGATTCTACATTCGTTGTAACATTTGGTAACATTGCAAACGCTGGAACCTCTAAAATCAAAGCTATCAAAGATGGTAAGCAAGTAGAATTTGCTAAACGCACTAACTTGCAAATCGACAAAAACCATATTAATGGTATTACCACTAGGGGCAAAATCGTAATGACCCCTCACGGATTTATACTTGATGATGATAAGCAAATTAAAAAGTATAAAGACGATCACGCCAAGGAATGGAGTAAAATTCTTGGTGGAGTAGACTTTGATATTATAGAAGAGGATAGTATCTTGGAGCCTGAAGTTATACATAACCAAGAACCAGATTAATGCAAAAAGAGGACCTTCTCAAAATGTTGAGTGATGTTAAGGAGGGAGCAGATGCTCCCTCCCCTCAACAAGACCGAATAGTTTTAATAGACGGATTAAATTTATTTTTTAGAAACTTTGCAATGCTAAACTTTACTAACAAGGAGGGAGTCCATGTTGGTGGTTTAGGAGGATTTTTAAGATCATTAGGTACTTTAATTAATACCTTACACCCAACAGAATTGTATATTGTATTTGATGGGATGGGGTCTTCACAAAATCGCAAAAACCTAATTTCCGAATATAAATCAAATCGTAACATTACTAGAATTACGAATTGGGAAATATTTGAAAATATAGATGAAGAACATGATGCTAAGTTAGATCAAATTTCACGTCTAACATACTATCTAAGATGTCTCCCAGCTAAAACAGTTGCATTAGATAAAACAGAAGCAGATGATATTATAGCATATTTGTCTAAAAAATTAGCCAAAGAGTATAATTCAAACGTGTTCATTGTTTCTTCGGATAAGGATTTTATTCAACTTGTAGATGATAACATTACAGTGTATCGTCCTATAGAAAAAGATTTTTATACTAAAGATACAGTACAAGAAAAATTTGGTATTCCTGCTGAAAACTTTATTTTATACAAAACACTAATAGGAGATAATTCTGATAATATTAAAGGGATTAAGGGTATTGGTCCTAAAGGTGTTATAAAGCGATTCCCTCAATTAGCAACGGAGATTATGTCTTTGGATCAACTCATTGATATAGCAACTGAAAAACACAAAGACAACGTAGTGTATTCACGTATAGTATTTGAAGAAGATAATTTAAGAAAAACACACAAAGTTATGGATCTCCATAATCCTATGTTATCTTCACTAGATGAAAAATATTTAGATCAATTGGTTTTAGAAAAAACACCTAAATTAGAAGCACAAACGTTTTTGAAATTTTATCACGAAGACGATATGCGCCACTTGATTAAAAATGTTGAGTTTTGGATAAACAATACCTTTAAAATTTTAAATAGTTATAACAGTGACTCTAAATAATATAAATCAGTACGGAACAGCATTTCAAGTAAAAGTAATAGCTGCTCTCCTAAACGATAAAAGTTTTTTAATTAATATAAATGATATTTTAAGTGAAGAATATTTTGAGTCTCAAGCATCAAAGTGGATTATAAACGAATCACTTTTATATTTTACAAAATACCATTGCCCTCCTACAATGGAGGTGCTAGCAGTAGAGCTTAAGAAACTTAAAAATGAGGTTCTACAAATTTCAATTAAAGAACTACTCCATTCAGCATATCAAGCTTCTGAAAAGGATTTGGATTATGTTAAAGAAGAGTTTTTTAACTTTTGTAAAAACCAACAACTTAAAAAAGCACTTATGTCTTCTGTGGATTTACTACAAGCAGGAGATTATGATGCCATTAGGTATCTAGTAGATAGCGCTTTAAAATCTGGTCAAGATAAAAATATAGGACATGAGTATAATAAAGACTTGGAATCAAGGTATAGAAAAGATCAAAGAGAAATTGTACCAACACCATGGCATGAATTCAATGATTTACTACAAGGTGGTCTCGGAAATGGAGATCTTGGTTTACTATTTGGTTCTCCTGGGGGTGGTAAGAGTTGGTCGCTCGTTGCTTTAGGAGGTCATGCTGTTAAAATGGGGTATAATGTAGTGCATTATACTTTAGAATTGCGAGAAGATTATGTTGGTAAAAGATATGATTCATTCTTCACCCAAATCCCAGTAAATGAGATTCATAACCATAAAGATAAAGTACAAGAAGTTACTGAAAAGATAGAAGGGAATTTAATTATTAAACAGTTCCCAACAGGTAAAGCTACAATTTCAACTCTAGAATCTCATATTGAAAAATGTATTAACCAAGAGATTACTCCTGATTTAATTATTATTGATTATATTGATTTGCTCCGAAGTAAAAAGAATTCTCGTGAACGAAAAGATGAAATTGATGATATTTATATTGGAACTAAAGGGTTAGCTGCTCAATTAGATATTCCAATATGGTCCGTCTCGCAAGTTAATAGAGCCGGTGCTAAGGATGATATCATTGAGGGTGATAAGGCTGCCGGTTCTTACGACAAAATTATGATTACTGATTTTGCCGTCTCATTGTCAAGAAAGAAAGAAGACAAACAGAACGGTACAGGGAGACTTCATATTATGAAAAACAGGTATGGGATGGATGGTATGACATTTGGAGCAAAAATTGATACAGCGATAGGTAAATTTGAGCTAGTTGATCTAGATTCAATCCCCACCCCTCCATCTTCCACCCCAGATTCAAATGGTTTTTCTCCATCAGATAAAGAACATCTTAATAATCAATTTTTTAACCTAAATAATGAGTAAAAAAGATATAACTAAAGAACGTATTGTATACAAGCCGTTCGAATATCAAGAAGCAGCAGACTATTGGCTTAAACAGCAACAAGCACATTGGCTTCATACTGAAGTTCCTATGATGTCTGATATAAATGATTGGAAACAAAATCTAACAGACACAGAAAAAAATATTGTGGGTTCTATCCTCAAAGGGTTTGCCCAAACTGAAACAGTTGTAAACGATTATTGGTCAGGATTAGTAACAAAATGGTTTAGAAAACCTGAAATTATTATGATGGCTACAACTTTCGGTGCATTTGAAACCATTCACGCCGAAGCATATTCACTACTAAATGAAGAACTTGGTCTTGATAATTTCGCTGAATTTATGGAGGATGAGGCTACGATGGCAAAAATTGAAAACCTTATGTCTATTAGGGATAGTTTCAATGGTGAAAAAGATTGGCATGAGATTGCTAAATCACTTGCGATTTTCTCTGCGTTCACCGAAGGAGTTAATTTATTTTCTTCGTTTGCGGTACTTTTATCTTTCAAGATGCGAAACAAACTTAAGGGAGTGGGTCAAATTGTTGAATGGTCTATTAGAGA